GCGTCAGATGTGTATAAGAGACAGGTTGAGAATTGTAAATGATAAAAATAAAAGAAAAGATGATAAAGTTAGACCCGAAAGCAGAAATCAACGCAGAGGTAATCTTCTCAAATCTGATGAAGAGAAAACATATGGTAACTCGTTTTAGATTGCCATATACCGCCAAGCAAGTTTACGCTATGCTATATGAAGCGTGCCGGGTGGAAGTTGCTCATAGGCATAGGGAATTTAATGCCACCGAACAATACAAAAAGCACCTTTGGGACATTTCCAATTGGATTACATCGGAAGCCTCCACTTTCGGATTGTTCCTTTGCGGCGATGCCGGAAATGGGAAAACCACCATTCTGCGTGCATTGCAAAACCTTATAAACTACTTGCGCTCTGATGAGGGGTATAACAGCAATGCGGATGCATATCCGATACGCGGCTACATGATGGTATCGGCTAAAGAACTCGTCTTGCTGGCTAAAGCGTATAACAATCCCACACGCGACAACACCTCCGATGTGGCACGCTACAAAAGGCTGCGCCAAATCGAAATACTCGCAATCGACGAACTCGGCTCCGAACCGAAAGAAAGCATTCATTATGGCGATTACGTAACCGCCGCCATGGATATGCTGTCTTTTCGCTATGAAGAGCAGTTCTGTACGCTGGTCTCATCCAATCTTACGGCAAAAGAAATTGCAGAATATTACGACGAACGAATTGCAGACCGTTTCCGTGAAATGATGCTAATCATCAATTTCGGCAATGAGCAGTCATTCAGAAAACAGTAAACTAATTAAAAACATTATGACGATGAATACAGATTATAGTTATTGTTCGGGCGTTACCTGCTCAATCCGCAAGAGTTGTAAACGCTATTTGCCCGATCCACCCGATACACGTTTGCAATGGGTATGGCCAGCATACAATCCGGGAACAGACAAATGCAAGTACTATGAACCAACTAAAGTAGCAAAAACAAAAAATCCGTAATCATGGAAAAGAATAAGTTTACCCATGGTAGTTTGTTCAGCGGCATCGGTGGTCCGGAAATAGCTGCCGAGGAAATGGGCTGGAAAAATATGTTCCATTGTGAAATAAACCCGTTCGGGAGAAAAATACTTGATTATTGGTTCCCAAACAGCAAAAGTTATGAAGACATCACGAAAACAAATTTTACAGAGTGGCGTGGAAAAATCAATGTCCTCACCGGAGGTTTTCCCTGCCAGCCTTTTTCTTGCGCCGGACAGCGAAAGGGAGCGGAAGATGACCGCTACCTCTGGCCGGAAATGCTACGAGCGATACGGGAGATTCAGCCCGATTGGGTTGTTGGTGAAAACGTTGCTGGAATCCTCTCAATGGTACAACCCGGCAGTGAAACTGCGTTGGGACGTGAAGAATCTCTGTTCGGAGAGGTTGACCGAAAAAGAATATTGCATCGGCAGGAATACGTCGTCGAAACAGTGTGTAACGACCTTGAACGTGAAGGATATTTCGTCCAACCGGTTGTTATTCCGGCTTGTGCCGTCGGAGCGCCGCACAGAAGAGACCGTGTCTTCTTTATTGCCCACCGTGCAGACGCAGGGGTTAAAGGTATGCAACGAAAATGGGAAGACAACATTCTATCCGGTAGGACTGCTTCCGACACCACGTGCCGTGGAAGTGGTGGAACACCCCATGAAAGCTGCTACAACGAACTATCAGAAGAAGAAAAGAAAGATTATCAATTAGCAACCCATAAAGAATTTTAATGTATTTATCATATGGATGCAAAAACATTCTTTACCAAGGTAGTCCTGATGCGCAAAGCACAGAAAGACTATTTCAAGTGTCGCACCCAACAAAACTTGCGGAAATGCAAGGCACTTGAAACGGAAATTGACGGAGAAATTGAACGTGTAAATAGTATTACCGGAATTTCTTCCGTTTCCAAAGAACCCCGACAGACAAATTTATTCACTGATTAAATCATACAATATGAACTCAACTGTATTAAAAGAAATCATGGCATTCCTTTTCGGACGCAAATATTATGCCAACATTGTAGCAACAAAAGGAACAACAAAGCAAGAAATCTGTTCTTACATTTTTGCAACAAAAGAAGCCGCCAACCGGCATCGACTGGAAATCGAAACAACTCTGTCATTCCGGTTTGTCGAAACAGTTTCTTTCCGTTCACGCCGGATATATTTCGATTCGTCTGTAAAAAGTTAAACCATAATAATCTGTGAATCATTCTATTTTCGTATTATGATTATCAAAAAACTAAAAACATGGTGGCAGTCACGTAACTACTATGTGATTGCCGATGGTAACGACAATTCAATCACGCTATCCAAACGCTTGTTTCTCCATATCAAAGGTAAGGCGAAAAAGGGCGATGCAGCCCAAGTGTTTGTTTTCAGAATTGCCGGACAAGATTCTTTCGGCTTCACCGTCAATCCAAATATCGGACAACCGACTCAACTATGCGATATTCAATATAATGACAAGTATAAGTGCATAGGCTTTGAAAGTCTGTGCCCGTCGGTCGGTCTTATGCTTTATGAGCATGGGTTACCCGGTGATAGTATAGTCAAACTGTCTGTGTCTATACATCATACAAGCAAAGGTCTCATCTATTATCAAATTGAAAAGCCCAATGGAAAGTATATTAGGAAATACAAGAAAGGCTGATATAGTATTCTATTCTTCGGGAAGAATAGACATTACATCTCATATAGCCAAGCAACTTCATCTCTCGCGAGGTGATGTCCTGGATATTATGAGTGAGAACGGAGAATTATATCTTTATGTCAGATACCGCTCACCAACCGGCGGTCGGCATGAAGCATGTGTGTTTCCATCCAATAGGCAAGGGAAACATTTCAGAGCCTCATCTAAAAGGCTGTGCTCCGCCATACTTGATGTGTCGGGTGTAACAGACAAGGCGAGATTATGCGTTGGAGAGCCTAAGGAAAGCCAATATCATGGCACATTGCTACCAATCATTACCAAACTCCTTTTGTAAGAAAGATATGATTAAAGAAATAAAATACAACGGGTATTCTGCCAACCCATCGGACTATGAGTGCGCCGATGGGGACTTGGCAACATCGATAGGTGTTATTCCCGAAAACGGTGCACTTAAACCCATATTGCCGCCATCCGAAGTATTACAATTCAAAGGTGGTGATTCGGTTATGTATATTCATAAATCGGCTAACTTCAAGCACTATATCATCTTTAACAACAATTCTATCAGTTGGTGGAATGGTTCTGACGCACATCAGCCTGTTTTTCTTCGTTCATTTAACGAGGTATATCAGGTAACAGCTATTGGCAATACGCTTCTCATCTTGTCAACTGACGGTATGCATTATTTTCTATGGAAAGGAAATAATGACGGATATTTATATCTTGGTACAAAAATACCTGAATGCCCACTTTCATTTGGGTTGCAGGGTGAAATGGTTCGGACAGATGAGTTTTCAATATCATTTGATGCTATTAGTGAAGGCAGCATTTGGAATGAATTCTCTGATAACAATAAAACGCGAATTACAGACCAAGTACTTGCCCATATCAATAAATTTATTGCTGAAAGGTCTACAAATAAGGGCAAATTCATTTTTCCTTTCTTTGTAAGATACGCCTATCGGCTATACGATGGAACATTGACAATGCACTCGGCTCCGATTCTGATGATTGCTTCATCAGACCTTGCACCGCAAGTTTTTTGGACACACCTGACGGGAAAGGGAAAGTATACAGATGCACAACTTCGAATATGTGGAATGATACACGACCTTGATTGTGCCGTTGTTCTTCAGTCTCGCCTTGATATGCTTAAAAATTGGAAAGATATAGTTCGATCTGTTGATGTGTTTGTTTCAAAACCTATTTATACTTATGACCAAAACGGAAAATGTACAAGATTTGCACAATCGGAAAACTATAATTCTTATTGTGTATGCAAACATATAAATCAAGCAGCTTCTACCTCCAAATTTCCAATTCGTTATCAACATCATACATTCAATAAACTATATGCCTTTACATTTGACCCCAACGGACTGACTTATCCAAGTGGACGTTTGATGATTCCTCGTAGAAGTATTGATGATGTAAAAGAGGATATTCGTTCAACATCGCAATTCTACCTGCTTGAAAGTCTCCGTATTGAACAACTTTCCACTACACGTACAAAACTGGTAATCGAAGAAGATTATCTACAGTCATTGGTAACACGAGAAGTTATGACAGATGATTATGACAGTCATGATAAATTGCTTCCACATTATTCGTTTGTTTATAATTCAAGACTTAACATCGCAAACATTCAAAAAGAATTATATAACTTGTATAACACAGGAGCGATGATTACATATACCAACGGATATGTTGCTAATTTTGATGGAATGTCCCCTACTTATTTTGATGGAACAATGCCTGTTTCTGTATACTTCTATATCAAGCAGGATGGTCGGGACATAGTGGTCAATGGAGAATCTTATCAAGCGTCAATATTGGATCCGCCATTGCTGTTTTTGTTCTACCCTAATATAAACGCATACAAAGCAGTTATTGTGACGCATTATGGATTACCACAATATTATGAAGTGCCACTTGAACAGCACAAATTCCTTAACGGAGCTTTTTATTTTGCCGGTTGGGAAAATCCTCCGACAGGACTTAGTGATTATCCTACAGCAAGTCCCCGTGAACAGCGAATAATTGATTTACCGAACAAAATATACACATCGGAAATCAATAATCCATTTCACTTTCCGGTTCTCGGTATCAATACAATAGGTACTGGCACTATTCTTGGTATATCTTCGGCTGTAAAAGCTTTATCAGAGGGACAGTTCGGTCAGTTTCCACTTTATGCTTTTACATCAGAAGGTGTATGGGCCTTAGAAGTATCAAATACGGGATCATACTCAGCACGGCAACCTGTAACACGGGAGGTTTGTATAAATACGAACAGTATCACACAAATTGATAATGCAGTGCTGTTTGCCACCAATAGAGGTATTATGCTGATAAGTGGTTCTACTGTGCAGTGCATATCAGAAAGTTTAAATGCGGAAGATTTGTTTTCTATTTCTGATTTGCCAAGATCGGATAAACTTCTATCAGTTTATAATGGAAAAGCAAGCGAAAATGAACGAACGGCTCTTGACGATATTGCTATGATTCCGTTTTTTGATTTTCTTGCCGCTTGCCGGATGATATATGATTATACCAATCAGCATATCATTGTGTATAACCCGGCTGTACGCTATGCTTATGTGTTTTCGTTGAAGTCAAAGCTTTGGGGAATGATGCTGTCAGACATAGTGAACAATGTCAATTCGTATCCGGAAGCATTAGCAATGGCTGACGGAAACAGACTTGTGGATTTTTCTACATCATCTGCTGAAAACATAACGGCATTAGTGGTTACCCGCCCTTTCAAAATGGATGAGCCAGATGTGTTCAAGACGATAGATACCATCATTCAACGTGGATATTTTAAGTCGGGACATGTAGTACAAGTACTGTACGGTTCGAATGATTTGTTTAATTGGCATACTGTATGGAGCAGTACAGACAAATATATGCGTGGTTTCAGAGGAACACCGTACAAAGCATTTAGAATTGCACTCATTTGTACACTTGACAAATCCGAAAGCCTGTTAGGATTTAGTGTCCAGTTCAATCCCCGTATGCTCAACAGACTACGATAAATGAAACATATAGGTCAGTTATTTTTAAGGTTATCAGATTGTTTATAAGGAGAAAGAGCCGGTATGCGTGATGCACCCCGGCTCTTGTCTATTCTTAAAACGGTTTTAGTTTTCGTCTTATCTTGCCTTTTCGTGAAACAAGGGAAGTCTGTATCTTGATTCGGATATTTCGGGCTTTATCTTCCCAGTTGGCTTGGCTGCCTGGATTTGTTATGCTCATCCAGTCGGCAAGGACCTTGCAGACCATATATTCGTGTATCAGATGTTTTAGCAATTTCACGGTAGACAATGAAAAATTCACAGGCAAAACAAGGGTTATGAGGTATTCTTCCGGCACGGTCATAACATTATCAAGGGGTTCCTGCTTATCGGAAATTTCTTCTTTCGTATAAGGAAACAACATTTCCACGCATTCAGAATGCACGAGGTTAAGTATTCTCGTAACTCTGTCCACATTACCGTCCTGACCGATGTCGAATACTTGATGTCTGGCGTGTTCATCTTCCGCTTGCATAATGTCGCCCTCTACAAAAGAATAATTCTCCGCATCGTAAAGCAGTTCTTCCCTTTTAAATACAAGTGTTACCGCTTTTGTTTTAGACTGGCTGTTTTGACAATATACCATAGGCTTGAACATCAATTAATCATAAGTCGGTCTTTTCGGACGGCTGCGTTTGTAGAGTGCACGCTTCACGTTTTCAAGACTCACCCCGGAGTGTTGTATATACGCATTGGCATCTTCCGGACTGGTTATGGCAAACCACTCTCCAAGTGCCATATCTACAAGATATGAATGTATGCCATTTCCCAGTGCGTCCGCCGAAGCGTTGTTATAGTTAGACGGAAGCAAAAACTCCAATGAAAGTTTACCGTTATTATCTATCTCTTCATCCATCAGGTTATCGCTTGTTGTATTATCCTCATTGAGATACTCTCCAAGCAGACTTTTTAAAGAGGAAAAGGCATTGGCCAACGAACGACGTATCTGATAGCTGTTTTCATCGTCATCACTTGCTTGCATATTGGATGCGACTTGATAGCTCTTGCCGGCCGCTTCTCGTGCCTGTCCCGTCAAATACGCTTTGTTCTGAATATCATAGACAAGTTCTTTGACCTGTTGTGTCACGGTTAATGTTTTCTTATTTTCTGCCATAATATTTTGAATTAATGATTATTCGTATGTCGGGCGCATGGGCTTTCTTTTGAAAAATGCCTTACGCATTATATCCTCCATATAGGTAGCAGCTTCCGTTGCATATCCGGCAGCTTCTTCCTTATTGGTAAACGTGTACCACTTTGCAGTGACATTCATCACGAAGAATGAAAACAAGCTACGCTGCATACTTTCTTTTAGAGCTTCATCGAATGAATTCGACAGCCCCAACGAAAGCCTGTATTCACTGTCAGCTTCCGTTTCGTCAAGAAGCATTTTCTTTAAACTGTTGCATATGGTATTCTTACTCTCGCACCAAAAACGTTCAAGCATGCTTTTATCCTCATCCGTCGTAAATATACGATCGTAGGCAAGCTCATCATCCATTTTCGCACCGGTGTACGATGTGGTCTTTGCTACCTCTTCATATACTTTTTCCTTATTGACCGTTAATATAATATCTATCATAATCAGAAATCAAACAAATTATACGATAAACCTACACTAAGACATGGAGAAAATTGCGGCGTTTCTCTCAGTGTTATTCCATATCCTACCTGTAGACTGATACTGAACTTTTTCTTCTTGGGTTTGGGATAATTACCTGTTACGGTCATTATATCACGCCCGGCAAAAAGTATCAGGCTGTCAAGTTGTGGATGAAAGCCACTTACATAAGCCCGATATGTGTCTGTTTCATACATCTTCTGCGTAATGGGGATTTCAACCTCAACACTGTCTTTGTCTTTATTTGGAGGTTTAGTCGTATCTGCTACGTCCGGAGTCTGTTTCGTACTATCCGGTTTTGCAGTAGGAAGAATCTGCGTGATGTATTTAATAACGGTACTATCCTTGGGTACAGGCTTGTAATAGGGTATGGTATCGAAAACAGTTATTCTTGTGGTATCATTTATAGGTAACTTTTTATTCGATATGCAAAAACGCACATTAAAAAACAGTGATGTGAAAAATAATACCACAAACAATATTGCTACAATATCTTTAAACCATTTTACCATACTTCTGAATATATCTGGTTATTGCCTCTACATGGGTTTTAACAATAGCTTGTTTGCCTTCTTCGGAACAAAGGTACAGGACATCATCCTTGTTATCCTGAAAAAAGTTTTCCGTAAGTACAGCCGGGCATTTTGTCTTACTCAAAATATAGAAGTTTTCTTCCCAGTCAGGATCGTCGTCAGAATTATCTTTGCGTATTCTTTGACTGATAAAGTTTTTTTCAGCTTCTTCATACAAGAAAGTTGCCAGTTTATCAGCCTTTGTCTTGCCTTTCGATGTATAAGCGCTCCATCCTCTTGCGTTCATCCATTCTGCACCGTTTCCGGCAGCATTGCAGTGGATAGAAACAAGAACTACATTGGCCGTTCCATATCGTCCGCAAACTTCGTTTACACGCCTTGCACGTTCTGATAGTGGAACATCTACTGTTTCCCGAACAATGCGTTCGGTATCATAACCTCTTGCGGAAAGTTCATGTGCTATTCTATCTGCAATTTCACGTGCATAAGCATATTCACGCAACGAACCGTCAGGACTACGTTTTCCGGGAGTGTTTTCACCATGCCCGTTATCAATCAATATCTTCATACTTATTTATTTGGTTAATATTCACTTGGTGGGACGCGGTCTGCACAACCATGTTTATTGCATTTCCGGAATTCCAGTGCTTGATTCTGAACGGCAAGCTCGCTGTTCTTTTCGCTTAGCTCGCGGATAGCGTCACGATACTTGGTTATCTCGGCGTAAAGGTGGTCAATTTTGGCGTCCAGTTCGACAACTCGCTTTTCCTTCTTCTCGTACAATTCTTTCCATTCAGCAGCATAAGCTGTGATGTTATCTGCTTCGGTTTTTTCAGCCTCGGCATCTGCCTTTTTCTTTTTGCTTCTAAGCAATAACAAGGGCAATATAACTAATGTGATGAGCGAACCGACAACTTGGATAATCGTGCTTAGTTGTTCCATATTAAAGTTCCTTCTATTAGTTGTCCTATCATTGCTCCGGCTACTGTAAGACCAAAGTCAATCCAATCCCATCTACCGCCATGCACCTTGTCTTTATATTCCAAAGCACCTGCTGTCAAAACTCCGGCATACATTGCGGTAAACCAACCAAATGCAAAAATGCCGATAATCAGTCCTCCTATGAGGTGTTTCCACCTGTTACTCATTCCGAGCCATTCAATCAACTTTTTCATCGTTATTACTTTTTAAATTAAATACCGTCCAATCCACTTCATCCTTTTCTTTCCACCCTTCCTGAACAGTCTTTATCACATAGGCGCACGCTGCTTGGGAGAACGCAATAAAATCATCTGCATTCTCGAAAGTATGATAGATGGGCGTACCATCTTCCTGTTCATTGATTTTTAGAATAAGCGGATAAGGAATCTTTTCACTACGTTCTATAGCGGAAAAGTTTAATTGGTTTTCGGGTGAAAGATATACTGCTTTCCCGTTCCAGACAAAGCCGTTTATAATCTTTTCCTCCGTAGCCGTGTTTATAGCGGACACAACAAGTTCCTTGACTTCGGAAAGTGTGGGTTTATGGTCGAATGTATGCCGGTACTCCCAGCCATTCTCACTATTCTCATCATCTTTCCCGAAGCCATAAAACAGTATCCACTTGGAGCGTCCTGTACGTACAAGACAATCCTGCCGCTTCTTTGTGCCGTAAATCTTTTCCATTGCATGAATTTTGATTTACGACAAAAGTAGCGGATACCGAGCGGATTAGTATGTTATCTTTTTCCCGTCAGGTAAAATTGTATTTTCGTTTGCCTCCGTCAAACATTTCACATTTGAGAACTGTTTCAAATGGAAAGCCGTCCTCAATATCGCTGATTTGGTCAAGAATACCTTTCATCTCAACCGATGCAGTAAAGAACTTTCCCCATTCTTGAGTCCTGGGATTGCGGAACGATACCAGATAACGGTCTTCCCCCTCTTTGGTGTCTATTCCTGTTTCAAAATCATGTATCTCAATTGGAATATTTACGATGTCGCTCAAACGCATAACCTTGCCGGGAAAGCGTTTTTTTCCATCTGCTGGAGTGTACGTAACACCCATTTCGGAAAATTTCTTCATGTTGTTCTTGGTAAGTATATAAAATAAATGTTTGCAATCTGCATGGCAGGCCATACCCTTGAATGAACCGATTATTTGCTGTCTCCGTTTCCGTGATTTAATCTTGGAAAGTTTTCGGGCTGCATTTACTTTTGTCCGTTTTCGTAGCAATGTATAGTCGCCGTAGTTGACAAAGCCAAGGGCATCCATACCGGAGGATATGGGAGCCACTTTTTCGCTTGGTTTTATTGTCAGCCCTATTTGAGCTGCTTCATAGTGTAGTTTGTCCCGCAATTTCCACAAATCACGTTTACTCTCACCGAGAATAAAGATGTCATCACAAAAACGGAAGTAATGTTTTGCACCATATTCATCAATCATCCGGTGATCAATATCATTATGGTAAAGGTTTCCAAAGAATTGTGAGGAACGCAGTCCTTTGCTTATGCCATGCTTCCCGTTGGGATATAGTGCTTTGACAAAATTTTCAAGAATAGGCAATAAGACAGGGTCTCCGACATATCGCCTGATTGTGGAGATTAATATATCATGGTCAATACTGTCATAATATCCTTTATAATCGCTTTGATAATAATAGTGTATATTGGGGTTCTCTGCCAATGTATCCTGCACCTGATGGAACAGACCATGCGGTCCGCGTCCTTGTATGGATGCAGCCGTTGTTTCTATCAATAGGGGTGAAAGATGCTTTTCCAACGGCTCCATAATCGCATTGCTTCCAATACGCTCTATGACTGACGGGGCTTGCACAATTCTTACTTTCGGTCCGTCATCCACAGTAAACGACTTGAGGTTCTTTATACGGAATGTGCCGTTACCTATCTGTTCTTTCAGCGCATCAAGTATCTTATGCTTGTTTTTTACATAACGGGCCATTCTTGGTGAACATTCAATGCCATCTATTACAGCTATCTCTCTTTGCCGATTTCCGCTTCGGGTATCTGCACTTCTCAGATTTGCCATGACACGCTTGAATGACCTTTCCAAATTCTCATCGGATATAATCTCCGGTATGAGATTATATAACGGATAACAGACCGCAGTTGCAGCTACGGCCGGTTGGAATAAATCGTATATATCGCTGACCGCCTTCCGGTCTCGTGGGGAGTGGTCCAACCTCTCCCCACATGTGGTTAAAGATATGTTCCGGCTTTCCATTAATAAATATATATTATCATGCTGTTGCCGAGGCTCGAATCCCTCGGAGAATGGCGGTGGTAATCTCGTACCTGTGCAGGGTCTCCGATTAATTTAACCAACAGAATTTCAGACGCGCCCCGTAGTTCGTGTTCGAGTTCGATGAAGCGTTGTTCGCGTTCGCATAAGCGAGACCGCTGTTCGCATTCGAGTTGTTGCCGGACCGCAAAACACAACGGCGCGAGGGATTGTCCGCCTTTTATTTTTTTAAAGAGTTATGCTTCCTAAACCGGAAATACTCAAAGACGCCTTCATACCCATGGCCTTAAACACTCGCGCAATGGTGGAAAGGGTCAGATTACGTCCGCTTTCTATCTTGGATACTTGTGAACGCTGTACACCGATTTTTTGTGCCAATTCCTCTTGGGTCATGTTTTGGGATTTACGGGCTTTTTTTATGGCTTCCCCAATCAAAAATGATTGCAATTCAGCTTCATACTTATCCCTGTGCGGTGTACCGACCTCACCTATATGTTTATCCTTAACTTCATCAAGGGTATAAAATTTAATTGCTTCCATATACTTATTTTTTTGAGTTGAAATATAATATTCTGACGGCTTCCGCCTTGTTTATCTCTTTGCGTGGGGTCTTTTGTGTTTTCTTCACAAATCCATGCGTGGCAATGACCAACGTTTCCGCGTCGGTGTCCCAAAAAGCCAACAGACGATATTGAATACCTTTATACAGGGTGCGAAACTCCCAAATGTCAGTATCATCTAATTTCTTGAATAAATCTTTGTCCATATAACCATTGGCTACCTTATCTACATTATAGATAATTTTATCCTTAACATCTTGGCGCAGAGTGTCAAGAAATGCATCGGCTTCACTCGACATTATTACTTTGAATCTCGTTTTCAATTCCATATCTTATATCATTCACAATGCAAATATAGTGAAAATGTTCTATATATGGAACGTTTTACAGACAAAAATACAACCACATAAAAATTAGTTTCAAAAATCGACTCGCTTACGCGAGAAAAAGAAAGAGGGAGCAGCCTACGGCTCTCCCTCCAACGCTTTTTTCGAAATCGCGAGGTCCGCTCTATTCAATTATAACGAATTTTCCGCGGAAGGCCAGACGCGCCCCGTAGACCGTGTTCGAGTCCGACGAAGCGAAGTTCGCGTCCGCACAAGCGAGACCGCTGTTCGCATCCGAGAAGTTGCCGGACCGCAAAACACAACGGCCTCGGCTTCCACTTATCCAAAATCCTGCTGCATAATGTGTTACATACATACTTGTATCTCCCTTGTGTACTCTGCTGGGCAATACATCGCACTTGGCACCATGTACTATGCGCACGACACAATTTCCATTGGAAGCGTCAACTGTTTTAACAGTCCGTTCGGTTTTGTTTACGGGGTCATAAATATGCGCTGTATAATCTATTGGATATGAACTGTCGTTCTCCGTGCATTTTGCCTTGTAGAACGCTTCATAGCTCGGCACATTAAAAGCGATATAGTCCATCCATTCTGAATCACAACCCACATAATGCTTCAATCCAAGTATGGAGTTGAGCGTATTGCCGGTATTATTGCTGTCAGCCATGCCAATGGAATCCAGTTTATTCAGAATGCTGTCATGTCCGCCATTGCCCACAACCGACTGTTCGTTGGTTGTTCCGCTCAAAGCCCACCATAGATTGCTAATCTCTTTATGCTGTTCGTAATCCTGCAACTGATAGCCAACTCCACGTAAGCGGCAGATGTTTTGGAAATCCTTTGCCGTGTAATTCAAACCGCCGATAGGCATCTCAATAGGATTACCCTCACTGTCGTATTTCCATTCGTTAGATGTAACGGACGTCCCGTTGCCTTTCTTCGAACGTATATCACCGGAAAGGCTGCGTGGCATCTTCAAACCGTCAACGGTAATAGGATATACACCGACCAGACTGTCGTTGTCGCCAACCGTGTGTTCGGTCCATTCAGGTTCTATGGCTTCAATACTGCTGCTGTCTACAACAAGGCACTCTATGTCGCCAATGTCACGGAAAGAAGTGAAATAAAACCATTTTGCACCGTTAGGTATGTCACAGAACACATAATCACCGATGTTGAAGTCAAAATAGGTATGGCTTACAGACATGATGAACGTACTGAGCACACGGTTGTTTTCGTCAGTGAACACGCCTCCAAGCCGGGCATGGTTCAGACCGGGCCATCTTACCTGCTTCATTCCTCTCACATCCATCTTGTAGCTGTTCGTATTGGATGCGGTGGTTATGACATCCTCGCCTATGACTTCACCGACAACAGCATCAATCGCATACACTCCGGTATTTTCCATATATAGCAATTCCGACAACAGGGATTTTCTGCTATGCAATGCAGTTGAGAGCGGTTCGGTCTCTGTTATAGAAGGGAAAAAATACTTTACTTGGTTCTTGTAGTCGTTCACTCCCTTGTACCAATGGTGCGGAGCATGCCAGAATATATCAAAGCCCTCTCCGACGGCGTCCGTTATGTCAAAGCTGCTGCCGTTTTTCAGGTAGTTGAAATCCGTATCGCTTAACTGCACGCCTTCCATCTGGTTTTTCTTCGTGTTGAATGAGCATTTATAGGCATGGCATCCTTTCTTGATGGCAAGGGTATGCCCGCTTGGAATATATGTGTTGCCATAATCCGCCCCCGTCTTATTTTCGGGATTGCTATACTTCTCACACGAATCATTGTCTACCGTATCGCTGATTTTCACAATAGAGAACTGCGAATTATGAAGTTCAAGTTGGGGAAAATACCGGACAAGCTCTTCGATTTCGTTCTGCTCTATCAGTTCGACCAATATCCATCGTCCGGTTATTCCGCTACACTGTCCTTTTTCATCGTACGCATTACCATTCGCATCCAATCCTATAGCCCCACCGTTTTTTATGGAACGAAGCATTTCAACACTCGCCGTAGCATTTACGTTGGGAATACGGACGGTTTTCAATTCACTTGCATTGACCACCTGTTCCAACAGAGTCATCGTATCAATATACGGACATTCATTCACGAATATTTTTGTAACCTTACTGACACCACCAAGAGAAAGCCCGCCGGGATAAGTCAGATTAGGCAGATTGTTCAATACAAGTTCAGTGATAGTACCGGGAAGGGCAAGCGTACTTATCGGAGAAGTTTCAGCAAACGTTATTGCAGACAAAGAAGTATTATCGGCATGCACACTCTCCATTCGTGGACACTTTGAGCAATTGACGGTTATAATTTCCGTGTTTCGAATATCCAATGTAGTGAGAAACGGCATGTCTCCTAAATCCAAATTGGTAAGAAATCCGGTGTTTCCGGGCGACATTTTCCATTCCTTATGATTTTCACTACCGAGATACAGTTCCTGTAGCAACGACATTTTTGAAAGGGTATTCCCGAATTGAGGGTCAATACTTACTTCACTTAAATCTATCATGCTCATGCGGTCTGCCTGATATATGTACAGCATGATGTTTTCCCCATGCTGGAAATCTGTGAATGTACCGCTTTCCCCTGCCTTCAGAAAGATTCCCTGTGTAATGTTTCCACTATCGTTACCGATACCGAAATACCCACTCTTGGCCGCTTTAAATCTGATGACTGCACCTTCTTTTGCACCGATACGTCCACCAATATAACCGCTTTCCGCCTTGAAATCCCCACAGCGGTAGTATCCGTCACGGATGCGCCAGCGTTGTTCTATAAAAGCGGGAAGAGATGTCAGCCCCAGCCCTTGCAATGCATAGAAATAGAGGTCGTTATATCCTGTATATTTGATATACTTCCGTTCTCCGTCATAACTTGAAACAACTTTAGGCCATTTTTTCATTATCTGTTTTACAAAATAATAGTCAGCCCCCTTGGGAGAAAACGGTCCGGCACCGATTCCAAGTGTATCGGGAAGCGAACGCATCGTATCTGCTATTGCAGGCAATGTAATTGTATTGGCATTTTGGTCTACATCCATAGTCTGCTGACCACGTATATCATTCCAAAGCACGCTTCCTCTTCCGGCGTATGCACTGTTTGTCAGGTCACCGGGGTCAACTTCCGGGTCAATGGTTTGCCCGCCGTCATTATCCTTACCGTTACAGGTATCACAGTCATAAACTTTATTAAGATACATTCTTCGTGCTTCCATACCGTTTGCTCCGCTATAAACACCGTCCTTGACGCTGCAGCCGTCTTCAAGGAAGAACATCGGTTGCATGTTTTTCGCCTGTTGGTCGACAGCGGCAAGATAATCGGTGAAAAGATAATAGGAAACCAATGAGTACGGATTGATGTATTTCCACATCTCTGTCTTCCAAATTTCCTGCCATTTCCCTGCGAGTTCTTCCTTGGCATAATCGCAACTATCACAGAATTTCAGGACTTGATAAAGGTCATAAGGGACTTTCCGTCCCATAGCCAAGTCTATCTGTAGCTGGTCATCGTCTATCATGCATTCAAAGTACCTTGTCCACATCGGATAAGTATCCTGTCCGAGTTTGAGTTTCGTTACCCACGAGGACTCTGCGGTAGTAGGTTCCATCATATCTTCAACGCTGCCAACCCCTTGCCACCAGTTCATTCCATCATATGTGAGCAATTCGTAACCGCTTACCGGATTAAGGACCTTGCCTGTAATCTTCCACTTGCCGTTTTCCTGCTTCATCTCTCCGGCTTGTCGCGTCCACTCTCCCCGTTCGTATGACATAAACCGGTAGTCCTGTCCGCAATATAGGGAAAGAAGATAAAGCTTTTCTTTATCGGTGGTAATATCATTCTTAAAACGTGTTTCTATCTGGTCGAGGCTTTCGCCATTTTGTCCGAAATATTCCACAAAATCTCCATAGTTCACGCAGCCTTTATTGTAACCGGGAGTATCTTTAAACCCAAGCGCAACCTGTTCTCCCTTATCCTCTTTCCAGTTTCCTTTTGCATGAAACCATGCGTCTGTCAAGCTTTCCTGTGTAGCACGGAATGCGGCAATGGGATGATTGGCTGTCGAGTGATTCATTTCCAATCCCTTTAATGATATGTCACTCTTTGCCCAAGTTCCATCGAATGAACGCTGAGCGGGAGTCAGGTAATTACTTCCGAGTGCACGAAATGTGGCATTCATCAAACCGCACACACCGCAGTCGTTGGCATTGGAGCTGTCGGAATAATCCACTTTCACCGTTATTATTTTTACCGGAATAGAATCTTCGCCTACACGGACATAACCTATTTTCATCAGTTTATATGATATTTGAGCATCTTCACTGTCATAATCCGGATAAATAGGAGTTACCTCCCAACCATCATTCTTTTGAAGATAGAAACGGTCGTTCTTGATAGGCCGTTTTGCCGAAGTGGTTCCCTGCCTGCGCCATTGCACATTGATAGCCTTAAAACTTCTCCACGGCATAGTCGGATGATAATAGAACAACGTACATTTGAACTTCTTGCTTGTATCAATATCACCGTCAAACGTGTCAAAGGTTTGCTGGTCTGACACGACCACATAATAAGGTATGCCTTTTGCGGAAAGGGCTTCTATTGTCGGACGATTCTGTGTATCAAGCACATTCTCCGCTTCATACTCCTGTATCATTGCTGAAGTATCAGTCAACTTGCACAAATAGTTTCTAAAAGCTTGCGCCCATTCATAATGACTGTTGTAGGCAAGTACATAATACAAATACAGGTCTCCTTCCGTTCCGTCAAATGTTATGGTTTTTGAATTAAGGATAGCACCGCTATTACTGATATATCCTATACAGCCGACCTCTTCACCATTCAAATACAGTTTGATACAGGAATAATTGCTTCCCCCACGTGATACATAAATGGTAGATGGTTCTACAACTACGGCCATGGTAATTTTTTCACCTTGTCGGAATGAGCGTTCCACCAAAGCCGGTTGTCCGGTCTTGCAGTATATCGCAGCTTTATTTCCACAGACATAGAAACCGGCTCCGCTATCAGGGTCATAGCATTCTATCAGCTTTGAATCAGCTTCCTTGATATTTTTGGTGGCAAAGGCAAATTGGATGGCACATCCGCTCGTAGTTTCCACTGATGCGTTTCCAAAAGGATGGTAATCCAATATTTCAGCTGTTACATTTTCTGCAATACGCAAAGAACGCTCCTTAAGAAAGTCTACAAATCCGTTGCTTGACCAGTTTGCACCTCGTACATCCATTGTCACTCCGTTATGTGTGATAGTATGATCGCTCTCACTGTTGCTACGTGTAGAAAAATCATATCCGAACAAAGCACCGTCCTTGATCGCTATATCAATGGCACTCCCTTTTATCGTAACCTTGATTTCATTGGTGGATACACCGCCACTTTCGGCATGTACGGTAATACTTTGGCTTCCGTCCGTACTATATCCGCTTATCTGCTTGTTCACTGTAACCGTTTCGGCAATCATAGCTTCCACAGCTGTAACTTTCTCCTCGCTGTAGAAAACATCTACATGCGTTTCAGTCTTGCCGGGAGTATACGCAGCCACCTCTACGGTAAGGTTGTCATATAAACGTAACGTGCCGTTGTTCTTGTCATTGAACCTGATGGCGACGATGGGAGTATTACTGTTTTCGTCCACACACATGATAGCGGAATAGATGGTGTTTCCCTTTACTCCGGATTTCTTCTCCGTACCGTATATTCGTACAGGATATGCGCCATGCGAAAGTCTTTCTCCGCCACCGAATACATTTGTTGGATTGACAGAGATGCCTTTGGTATAACTGTCGCTTACCGTTGCTTCACCAAGTTTCTTCCATTCTCCATTATAGAACATCTCCACTACTGCAAGAATGGATGAAGTGTTATTAGGGAATTTATAGAATTGTCCGATATTTTTTGCCGGACCACCTGCAACAAGGATAGTATCACTTGTGTAATTCAAAGCCATGGGTTGTTCTACGGTAATATCCACAGCCATAATGGTAATGGCTTTTTTCTTGGTATTTCCATCCGAATCTGTAGCTTGCACAAAGAAGCTTTTGCTGGCGGCACTGCTGAAATAACTTGTGAAGTCAAGTTCAAACTTGTAATCGGTCGCACTTGCAGAGCCTACAGTGTTCATATCCTCACTGGATAATGTCAGTCCGGTGCCTGCATCAATAATAGTGATGTTACGAATGACACCAAGCACCTCGTTACCATCAGGATAGCTGACACTACGCAAAGCTACATTGATTTTTATCTCTGAGCCGAATGCCATAATAGGAGCGGCTTCCTCGAAATAGATAGACAATGTACTATCCTCACTGGAGCCGCCACCACCTCCATTTTTGGGTATTTTAAGCACAATATCCTCTATCTGTCCGCCATTCAGATTGGTGGCTTTGTAGTAAATGTAGTCTTCATCACTTTCTTCATCAAATCCGCCGATAGCTTTCTCCTGCATTATGTATGCCCCGCCTGTGGAAAGGGCATCTTTTCCTCCCTCTGCCGGTTTGTCGGATGTTTCCACCTTGCTTCCGCCACTGCCGAATGCTACCCACGGTTTCAGATCATCAGGGCTGATGTCACTCTTATCGCGTGTGAACTGATAGGCAAGCCATACAGGTGCGCCATTTTTATCACTTTCCGCAGTCTTGAATGTAAGGACGATACCGCTTTTCAAATAAGAGAACCCGCTTTCTTTCTCAAGGTCAACAACAGCTTTTATGGCTGTTCCCAAAGTATATTCTCCATCTCCGCAAAGGTCGTTCACGTTGATGGTGTTGCCTACGTTTCCACCACCGGAAGTCCCGAAATCCGTCCAGTTGTTTTCTTTACTCCAATCAGAGGTATTTGTCCATTGTTTTGAAACCCATCCGGCTTCTGTAAGGAATATCAAGACAACACCCGGAATCTGCAAAGCAGAAGCATATTCAGAAGTCGCACACCTGTCAAGTGCTACGGAAAATGTTATCTCCCTATCTGAAAGGTCAAACAGATGATTGACATTCACAACGCTACGCGATACGACTTGTTTATTGAGTGAAAGTATTGCCTTCTTGTTTTCTTCGACCTGCTTCATATCTTCCTGTAACTTCGCACCTTCATCACCGGGGAATGCAGTAGAGCTTGTATGTCCGAGAGCAAGGTCGGAGCCAATTGAAGTCAGTTGCTTACCGCTCCAACGATAACTTTTTCCATCTTCTTCACATAGAAAGACTTTGCCGGAAGAGGGTATTCGCCCGTTTGTACTTGCCGTACCGAAAACATCTGCATCCAACCAGTTGTTATAATAAGTAGCAGTCTCGGATTCTCCGATTGTCGGAACGTATGCAAGCACAAAGCAACCATGTTCCTTATCATATACAACTTTACAACCCTCATCGTTGGAATTTTTGTCTATGGATTCATTTTTTACAGTAATGCCTACGGAAATGCCATAAAAATCTACCACGTCATCAATGTATCCGGGCAAATGTCGGCTCGGTACTTTCCCTTGTTCGTCAAGAGGGGCGATTCCTCCGTTTTCACCTTTTGATTCTTTGAAAGAGTTCAGTTGGCTTCCAACTTCATTCGCCTTGTTGTTTGCCTTGTTTGCAGTATCCTTGGTCGTGTTTACTTGGTCTTGCAACGAGTTGACACTATCACCAAGCGTGGTGAGGTTGGTGTCTTGCGCTTTGTTGCGGGCTTCTATATCCGTAATGTCGTCCTGCAATTTGGTAATATCCTCTTGCAGTTTTTCTACGGCTTCGTTATACTGACCGCTGTCTATGGTCGGGTTGCCTCCACTCTGTCCGGTCGGAACCCATTCTCCGCCATCGCCCACATATATGGGAGCTGGTAAGGAAACACCCACAAGTGCCCACCATCCGTCATGTGGTAAAGGATAAGCCGCTTTCAGTTTTTCGATGGTCGTGAACAGTCCTTTGCTCACTCCCTTGATATTTTTTGCCTCAAGCCAGCCGTCCACCATTACGTTTCCTTTCAAGTGGGTCTTTCCCTGAACGGTCGCGTCACCACCTATCGCTGTATTGCGACCAACGGAGACATCACCGTCTATATGCTTTGATTCGTAACTCATATTAATACAGATTTAGCCAATTCGTTCAATGCGGCACTTTTTTCCGTATCGCCGAATGTCGTTAATACTAATGCAGCTATGGTATATATCACAGCATCATAACATTTCTCACAGATTTCTACCGCGCCATATTTGTCTATTTTCGGGTAAGGCAGATATACAGCACGGCTCACTTTCGCTTCTGTCGTTTTGCATGAATAAAATTCCATCACTCTTCCTTCCGGTCGTATGGATATGGCGCATACAGGCCGTTGACACGTTCCTCTTATGCCTTTAAATCGGGAAGACTGTTTTTCATATTCAGGGTCATCGGTGTTTATGGGATTAAATACCGCACGCTCCCAATCGTTCATTTGGAAAACGACAAAACGCATGAAATCTTCCGGCAGTAATATCCATCCGCTTTCATGCTCTTTCCAATATATGGCATCACCGAAGTTGTGTCCGCCGTCAAGCAAATAGGACGGTGCAGAGCTGTGCACACGCTTTACTGCTTCCAAAATCTTTGATGCAATGATGTCGTCAAGTGCAAGAGTGTCCACATCGCCTATAATCTTCAACGTATCGCTGTTCATGTTTTGGTCCAGGGCGGTGCGTACATCCTCCTGTATTTTGTTCTTCTGATATACAGCCATAAGCCCTTATCTTTATTCCAGACCTTCAAACTCAATTCCGTTTGCTGCTGCCTGCTCCATGATTGCCTTGGTCGAGCGCATGGAAGTGCGGCTGATACCGAAAGTGTCTGCAAGGTAATCTTTTGCACTTGCAATGTCGCTTACTTTGACTTTGCGAGATGTCGTATTGTTATCCCCTGCGTCTTCTTGCGGCATTTCGTCCTGTCTGCCGGTTTCGTTGGCAGGCGTGTCTTCACCATTGTGCGTACTTTCGGAATGAAGTTTTTCAGATGAACCGTTTTTAGACGCTTTTCCGGCTGTTTCTACTGTCTCGGATTGCCCGTGCACAGAATGAAGTTTGAACAGTTTGCCAAACTTGTAATGGTTCTCAACAGACTTCTGTATGTCCTCGTTGTCGGTAGTGAATACACTGCTTCCGTTTGACAATGGAACGAATGCGATATGCAGGTTCTTCTTGCTCGGAAGTACCACATTAATACTGATATTGGTATTCGCCTTGTAGGTTTTCGTAATCATATTCTTAAAAGTAAAAAGGGGACGGGACACCTTATCCCATCCCCGGTAATTAATAATTCTTTATGAACTCTTTATTATGCCGCATTTAAATCTTGGGCGGGTGCTTTAGCCAGTCTCATACGTGCATGTGCCTTTGCATAGCGCAGATACAGGCAGCTCACCTCTTGGATAACTACCGCATCGGTACGGCGGATACCGGCCTTTTGCAAGTCGAGTACGTTACGTGCCCAAGACACATGTGTTTTTTTGGAAAGATATTCCGGATCCATTGCAAAGCCGCAATCACTCATTCCGTTTACATCGAACAGTTCATGATGTATGGTCAATACTTCTCCGAAATCAGTATCCCAAGATTTGAATTTCAAGTTCCATACCTCCACGGTATCTTTCAAGCGGAATTTTTCGCTCTTTATCTTGGAGAATGCAGAGAGCATATCACTTCCACAAAATAAAATCTTACGCTTGTTACCGATGCCGGTACCAACAAAAAGGTCTTTGGTAATATCCACAAGGTTTTCATCGGTAATTATGGCGCATTTCTTGTCAGTATCCCATTCGCCCACCTCGATGTCCTTTCCGGCCATCCACCAGATACCACCTGTAAACCAAGTGTTCATGCCGTCCTTTGCAATGTGCTTGATAACCTGCTTCACACCGAACAGATAAGTATTTTCCATTGCGAGGCGCATATCATATACACCGTCTTCTTCAATGTCTGAGAAATTCCAGTTCACTTCTTTGGCGGCAATCTTGTCAAAAGTTGATTGCTCTACCTGAATCATGAAGTTCTGACAATACTGGGTTTCAGGCATAGGGATATTATTGAATCGTCCTGTCTGAACATCCAATTCCCCACATGCTTTTCCCATGCGTACAAGCGTTGTTCCTTGTGGAATTTCCGGAACAAGAATCGGCTGTTTGCTTGAATCATCCATTTTGCCATTTACGGCATACACTGTAGGAAGATTTGTTGAGCTGTCCTTTCCGCACACACAAAGCACGAGGTCCGGAACGTTGCTGTCATCTTCCGTATATTTCGTTCCGTCCGGTTTGGTGATGGCACTGACACCGACTACCCTAATGGTATCATCCAACGTGAACATATTCAAATCATCTACCGGCAACGACACGCTCGCACCGCTGAGCATAGCTTCCAGCTTTTTGTTGGTACTGCATTTGATTTCACGTGTACCCACGCTGTAATACTTCACTTCAAATGAATTGGTGGAGCTTGATTTTGCATAACGGCTGATTTGGTCAATTGGAGTAGCCATCGGACGGATTTTCACGATGCGTTTGTCCACATCACTCAAATAGAAATTTGGGTCACCGGTTTCACGCCCTCCTGTTTCAGTGGAAATACCGTCTGTTCCACCCGTACCGTCCGCACCGGCTGTTGTTTTACCCGCATCAGGCAGGTTCGATGCTTCTGCCATCATGACACCGCTTGATGCACCCGTCACAAACGCCAATATCATCAGCGTAATGCGACAAAAGAAACTCATTGTTTTCTTCATTGCTCGAAATTTTAAAAGTTAAAAATGTAATTGGTTTATATTTATCTGTTTATCGCCTTGCGTTTTTCACCGCCACGCTCCCAAATGTTCTGTGTACCATCATAACGCCCGATTGCACCGAGGTCAGGCATCTGTCGTGAACCGCCACTGCCACCACCGTTTTTACCGGCAAGGTCGGCTGTACCGTCATTTTTGCCTGCTTTGCGTAGTTTTTCTTCAATCTTGCTGTTGCGCCCCTTTACTTCACCCTCGTGTCCGGCAGCTTCCACATCGCTGTCGTGCCTGATTGCTTTTATGGCCATTTCTATACTTTCACGTGTAAACTTACCCATGATTCCGTCACGTACAATGCCTACAAGGAAATCCATTGCGCTGTCGATGTCCTCATCCGGCAATCCTTCTTCCTGTTGCATGGTTTCAAGGGTGGTCAGGGTTTCGTCGAGGTTCTTCTGATACTCTCCCTCGTACTCTTTCTCTTGGGCGATTCGTTCCGCAAATTCCTTGTTGGCGGTTGCAAGTGCCTCCTGCTTTTCGGGGTCTTCAAGTGCGGCCTTGAAATCATCCCCGAATTTGCGCACCATACCGATGATAGGGTCTTCGCCTTTTCTCCAGTCAGTAAGGAAAGCGGCACTTTGCGGGTTGCTTGCAAACAGGTCGGACAGCGCTTTTTCACGTTCCTTGTAACCGGACAATTCCTTGTCGTAACCATCGTAATCGTCATTGATTTGACCGAATAACGCTTCATCATCGGCAAATTCTCTGTCCGGATACTTTGCTTTCAATCGCTCTGTGTATCGCTCGCGATTGCTCTTAACTTCCGTATTATTAGGCATAATTCAAAAATTTAATTTATAGTCAGATTCTACAAGACAAAAATAGGCAGGGAAAGCAGAATGTCATGTTTATCTTTTTACGCTCCTATTGGTAACTTTGGTACTATAACGGGAAGAAAAATGAAGCATAAAGGAGCAGTTATGGAATACTCTATGGAGCGTATGAACGACTTGATGAGAGCATACGATGAATACATTTCATCGTGTGATTATATCCGTATGCCTGAAGTGTATAAAGTAATTGTAAACATGCCGTCCCGGAGGTTTTGGGTCAGCGATATTCGTGCAGCATTGGTCGTTTCCGTCATGATGAGGGGTGAGAACGATTTAAGCGGTATGCGGCCGTTGAAGAAAGAAATGTATGAGGAAATTCATACAAGGGTTGTCGCTCTCAAATCAGAATACCCGGAACTTACCATTTCTGAGCTGTGTGCTAAAGTGATTGCTCAACCCGCACCGAAATTCTACCTCACGCCGGGTAGTGCCAAGATGATGATATGCAAGGCTAAAAAACGATGGATGCAAGAAAAGTTGAGAAGATTACGGCTCTCCTGATTTCTGCCATGATTGTGTGTTTGTCATTTTCAAGAGAATGGGATTGGCAAACTGTCGGCATTTACGCTGGAAGTAATATGCCAGAACGCTTGCTGTATCCGTTTTTCCATACGAATATGTTTCATGCCTTGCTCAATTCATGGTGTTTATTATCGATTATTTTCATTTACGATATTGGGATAGGAAGATTGCTGTCAGCCTATATGATTGCTGTTACAGTTCCAGTTGATACCCTTGGATATTTCACGACAATGGATTCGCCAACGGTAGGATTGTCCGGATTGGTTTTCGCCCTGTTTGGTTCAATATCGTTTGAGGTATTACGTAAACGGTATTATCAGTTATGGATGCTGTTTTACCTTGTGGCAGGCTTCCTGTTTCCGGGCATAAATGCCGTATTGCATCTTTGGTGTTATGTATTGGGACTCATCATGGCTCTGCTAAACAAGCCTGTTAAAATCATGCACCATGAAAGATAAGGCCATCAAGGACATATTGACAGAGAATGAACGCCGCAATGCGATTGTATATGCAAAGTTCAATCCAATTACCGGAGAAGGTTCTGTCGGTAAACGTGTAAAGTGTACCATCAGTGACTTTCCTATACATACCCAGTGGTTACCGGAACGTATCATGAAAGTGCCGCTTGTACGCCAACTCATCGAAGCCGGTTCTATTTCCAAATTTCTCACGGACTACATGGGCGTGGAAGACAATCAGGATGATCGCTTGAAGGTCATAGAGCAGTTTGTACGAATACGCAGCCGCGAGGATTTTCCGTTTTGGGCGGCAACATTTGTCTATATCAAGGCCAAAGGCGGCGGTGAGGATGTCCTGTTTCGTCTGACAAGACCTCAACGGCGTTTTGTGGATCGGCTTGAGAAATTGCGTATTGCAGGGAAACCGATACGCATCATCCTGCTTAAAGCACGGCAATGGGGTGGTTCCACCACTTCACAGCTTTATATGGCATGGTTGCAGTTGCTTCACAAAACCGGCTTAAACTCACTTATCATTGCACATCAGGGCGCAGGCTCCGATGAAATCAAGGATATGTTCGACCGGATGATTAAAAGTTATCCTGTCGAAATGCTCTATAAAATTGATGAAGCCTACAATGAGAACGAGCCGAAGATTGTAGGAGTGGGAAAATCGGGAAGTATATCGCGTATTCCGCAGCGTAACTGCAAAATCAAGATTGGTACGGCTGAACGCCCGGATTCGTGTCGTGGCGGTGATTACAATCTTGTACATCTCTCCGAAGTGGGAATATGGAAGGCTACGGAGGGAAAGAAACCGGAAGACATTGTGCGCTCCGCCTGTTCGGGTATTCTCCTCAAGCCCTACACCATGATTGTTTATGAAAGCACAGCAAATGGCACCGGGAACTTCTTTCATCGCGAATATACTGCCGCAAAAGAAGGGAAATCCCAGTTCGAGGCAATGTTCGTTTCATGGTTCGACATCGAGCAATATACACTCGCTTTTGATTCGGACAAAGAAAAATGGGATTTTGCAGAATGGCTTTATCAGAATCGGGACAATGAAAATACAGATTCCGAACGTGAGGAATGCGGTAAGTATCTTTGGTCGCTGTGGGAAAAAGGTGCTACGCTCGAAGCTATCCATTGGTACATAGCCGAACGCAGGAAGTACAATGACCATGGGCAGATGGCTGCCGAATTTCCGTCTGATGATGTGGAAGCCTTCGTACATTCGGGAGCACGTGTGTTCGACAAATACAAGGTCGATGCAATGCGTAAGACCTGCAAGAAACCTAAATATGTCGGTGAAGTCTGTGCCGATGCGGATGAGGGCAAGAACGCTTTGCAGAACTTGCGTTTTGTGAAAGACAAACAGGGATTGTTGCATATTTGGGAGTTGCCGGAAACAGATGAAAAGGAAGTTGTTACAAATCGTTACCTCACGATTGTCGATGTGGGTGGACGTTCCAATAAAGCAGACTTCTCTGTTGTTCTTGTGCTTGACCGTCTGTTTATGATTGATGGTGGCAAGCCTGTCGTAGTGGCACAATGGTACGGACATTGCGACATCGACCAGCTTGCGTGGAAAGCGGCACAAATAGCGGCTTTTTATGACAATTCACTCTTGGTGATAGAAAGCAACACCTTGGAAACGCATGACAAGGAGCGGCAGGTAGATGGCGACCAGTCACAGTTCATCCTTAATCAAATCAAAGAGATTTACCCTAATCTCTATGCACGTGGTCAGTCCGAAGAAGCCGTACGCGAGGGATTGCCTACCAAATACGGCTTCCATACCAATGTCTCAACCAAACCAATGATTATATCAACCTTAGTCAAGGTTATTCGTGAGAATTTATACACAGAACGTGACGAACGTTGCCTGGACGAATATTTGTGTTACGAGAAAAAACCGAACGGAGCTTTCGGAGCGATTACCGGTAAACATGATGACTTGCTAATGACAAGAGCCATAGGCTTGCATATATGTTTCTTTGAAATGGAAATTCCAAAGATTGTGCTTCGTATCGGACGATTTGTTATCAAAAAGAAAAAAGCTGTTTCAGCAGCTACAATATAAGTTTAACTATAAAAACAAGGAACAATGAACATTTTCAGAAAAATCAGAGCTTCGCTTCGTTTACGTGAAGCAGTCAGACAGGCAGACGAAAAACACAAAGAAACTGGAGAACGTTACTACGTTATGCCTGCCGGTGGGAAAAAAGGTCAACTTATCATTATGGATAGAAAGAATTTCCGTAAGTTGAAACAGAAAGGCTACATCAATCATAATACGTTTGTGGGCGACCTTGAACGCGAATGCTTCTACTGCACGACTTATGGAAACGGTTCAGCTATGCTTCCTTCTGCTGTTATTGCATTGAAACGAAAACAGTATTTCTCATGGCTTGATTCATTTTCAAATACCAAAGAGAATGGGAAAGTACGGAAACATTGACGGTATAGCCACACTGACCAACGACCCGCTCGCACTTGACAATATCAATAAGTTCAAAGTTGGGGACCGGGTAATATGCAACGATAATGGTGTCATTGGTACGGTCAAGGAATTGGATATTCCGAATGAAGCCTGTGTTGTTGATTTCGACAATGGAGAGGAAGATGTCTGGATAGAGAAATTCCAACTGTCCAAAGAATAATAATAATTAGACATGAGGGTGTGCCAAATATCTTCAGTTGATACACCCTCATACTTTATCCGCTAAACATGGGCTTGTTTGATTCTTTTCTCGTTGCCTCTTGACCAAATATCATCTTCGGTTTGGCCATATGTCGCAAGTTGCTCTATTTCTCTCTTTTGTTGTTCCTGCCAAGGCTCAAACTCTATAATATCTCTCATAAGCCATGAATCCCACCGTCCTCTGAAACAGATACCCCGGTCATCAAGGTACACATCGGCTATGATTTTTCCGCTTGCATGTTCAGGTTGATTCGGGTTCTCGTTTATATGGTCGTATGAAATATTGTTTTCTTCCAACCACTTTTCTAATTTTTCAGTTTTCTTGCGTGTCGTAAATATGATGATAGTCCACCCGTTTTTCTTTAGGGTGGCTGTACCTGTATCTGCGTTCGGTATTATCTGCCCGAATACATCTTCACCCTGCCAACCTTTGCTGTAGTCATGTATGACACCGTCAAAGTCTATACAAATAGTTTTCTGTTCCATGATGTCGTTAAATTAAAATTATTACCTCATTGCATTGTTCAGTTTGTTCACGGCCTGCATATTCGCTCCTTGCTGCGCTTGCGCCATCAGTTCGGGAGAAAGACCGTCGGGCACTTTGCCCTGCTCCAACTGTTCCTTCTGTGATTTGATACTTTGCAACAATTCATCTGCAAACGGGAAATCTCCATGCTCAAGCAGCTGCTCTACACTGATTGCCTGAGACTGGTACAACTGCATAAGCATATCGTTAGCAAGATGCCTGTATGCCGGTGTTGAAGTGCTTTCGGTAATGCTTAAATCAAATTCTACATCACGTATTTTCTTCGGGTCATATTCGATTTGTGCACCACTCTTACCTGCAATATTGAAAACACGTTTGCTATCATAAAACTGCTGCATATTCTTCACATCCTTATATGCTCCGTCCACTACAAAACAACTGAAGCATTCAAGCAGGTCGAGCAATGACTTCGTGGCGTTTTCTGTCTGTTGGTTATAGTGCGATGCACTTTCACCGGAATACCCGGGCTTTCCTTGTAATGCGCCCGTAACTCCCGATATATCTTCAAAAAATTTGAGTTGCATATTAAGCAGTTCCGCAATGCCTATATTTGTGGAATTATTGGCCACCTGTTCCGGCACTTTTCCGCTTTTGCTCGGCTTGTATACGATGACACCGTTAAATTCTGTCCAGCTCTCTGCAATATCGTCAATGCTCACACCATCAGGCAAGCAATCTTCGGGCATCATCAGCACGCCTTTGGCACTCGCCCGCATTATCCAGTCATAGAGGGTTATCAATCGGTTGGTATATCGCTGTTGGTCGATTACATCAGCAACGAATGAATGGATTTCACCATCAATGAACGGATATGCCTTGAAAACATATGGATGGCTTCCATGCTCGTAAGGCGTTTCCCCCTCCCTCAATATGTCGCCAAAAGGAGAAAGGTAATAGAAATACCAATAATCGTCCACAAACCAAGTAGCTTTTATCAACGGAACCTCATCTTCCGGCATACCGGCTTCCTTGGCCATACGCATACGTTCTTCATTTTCAGTAAGCACCACTTGTGCGTAATCTTCTTCGTCTATTTTGAAAATATCGCCGTTTTGGTAGTCATGGCAACGGTATCTCGGTTTTTGCTCCTTGCGCCATATCTCTATCACACGGCATCGTCCTGGTTCGCTTGTGAATAGAAAATCGTAGTTTTCCAAGCGGCTATACCCGAAACGCTCCGCGTATGTGGCTATGTAATCTTTCCTTGCCGCCCACTTGTAAATGTCACGCAATTGTCTGTATTCCTGCGGACTTGATGCGAACTGTTCACACAACTGTCCGAAAGAAATGTCGTGAACTTCTCCAAGCACGGAAACATCCCAACCTCTGAAATCTCTCATGTTGTTGTCGATAAAGAAATTATTGGGTTGCACATAGTCCGTCCAACAATCCTCTTTTCCATTACGCCAACCGTACGATTTACGGTGAACGATAAAACCGCTTATCAGGAACTCTTCCATAGTTCGGGCATATACATCGTTCATTCGGTTAAGCTGCATGTTGCATTGAAGTATCGTACTCATCGTTTCACCAAGTTTCTGTTCATCCCGATCACGTGCGGTACAGGTCGGTTCTTTACTTTGGCTTCGATACACGCCAAGCACGCTTCGCACAAGCCTACGGATAAGGTTGTTTTTCAAAGGCACGTTGCCTTGACTTTTAATGTATTCTTCCTCGCTCATGGATTTTCCGTCCACACAAATCATATCGTCCCATTGGAAACCATAGGTATAGCGTTTGTTTCGCTCCCGGTCTTTCCGAAAGTCGTCCATCTGGCTCCAATAGTATTGTGCTTCCATAAGAATGTCAAATGCCCTGCGGTCACCATAACGTTTTACAGAAACAACAGTATCTATCTCGGCGGCATCATTTCTTCCCGGAGCTATACGGCTCATTGGCAGCAATTTTCTTTCGCTTTTATTTATATGCATATTTTTATCATTTTAATGATTGCGCGGAACAAATATACTGCTCCGGGCAATCATCCTATGTTTAACTATTTACGGGTTTTGTTCATTTCTTCTATCATTTCCTTTTTGAGTTCATTCAATTCAGCCTCAATATTCTTACGTTCCTCATCATCAACTGTGTCATTCAGTTCATTATAGAGGTCGTCAATATCCCTACGATAATCCTCAAAAATTTCATACCGCTCGTATTCGGGTGAATTGTAAAGGAAATCAATCTTTTCCGCATAGTCAAATATGTCGTTGTCGGTATCTTCCTCATAGTGCTTTAATCGGGATTTCAATCGGTCATGCTCCTCTTTCAATCGGAAATACTCATTGTTCACAGCCCTGTACTCGGTGCGTTCGTCCCCGGCTTTGACCAGTCTGTTTACCAACAAGAAGCTGCGAGGGTCGTACTCTCGGTTGTCTGTAATGGTTTCTGCGGTCTTGCTCAATTTGTCGATTGTTCCGAACACGCCACCGAAATAACCGTTCAGCATATATTCAATCTTTGCCGGATTAAAGTCAATCGTTCCTTTTGTATATGGGTCTCCACCCGTAGCTTCATTCATGGCATTGGCCAATCCGACAATGTATTTATTTGCGCTCTTATACGCCTTTGTCCATTCGGGCATATCTTTGTTGTAAGGTGTGTCTTTATAAAGTGGCATACCCGTCCAACTCTTTTCTGCAACGTAGGCTTCCCACAAGGGTTTGTAGGCACTCGGTACAAAGGCATTCAATCCTCCGCCGCCCTCCAAGAAATCAATAGGTAATATCTGTGTAGCCTGTCCTGTTATGGCTTCGGCAATTTCTTCGCCTGTAAGATGTTCCTTTCCGTTAAGAACGGAAATCATCAGTTCGCCCATGCCGTAAACAGCCCTGTATTCTACCGGAAGAGGAATTGATACCCAACTGTTTCCTGCCCTGAAAAGAATATTGCTGCGCCTTACATATTCGGGAAGATTATAGTATGCGTTCTTGTCATCATCGTCATCATCATCGCCACCCAAGTAGGCAACAATGGCACCAAGAAGGAACATCGCCGCAATACCTGTAAAAGCTTTGGCAGGATGGCGTTTCATCTGTCGTCCAAAGTTTGCCGTACCTTGAATGGCTGCATTCCAAAACACATAGCCGCTACGACCAAGTCCCGATACCAATGCACTGGCATTACCAGCCTTTGTCTGCCCTGTACTGTCATAGAATTTTGCTCCGCTGCCTTTCTTGTTGAAGTTTACGCTTATCTCCTTTGCATCATAGATGGCTCTGTCAATGCTCCTGCCCATTTCGCGTGATGTCATGAAAGCGGCAAAACGGGCGCAGTTCTCAACGGCTCGGTTGTACTCATCGAAACGTTCGCCCAACAAGTCCCATGCTTTTTTTACAGGAATCTTGCCGTTCGATTTTTTCAGTTCCCTGCGTATGTCGTTCTTATGTTGTTCAATGTCCCGGATATTGGCATAGCCTGTTTCTCCTCCGTTCATCATGAACTGATGAAACATCGCTTCCGTCTTGTTACTCATGTCAAGTGTCCCTTTGCGGTGCTTAGCCAAGAGTTGCTTTATTCTTACAGGGTTGGCATACATATAATTACGATGAAAACGCAGTGCGTAGTTCGGGCTTTCCCTTATCCAAGTCATGGTATTGGTGTATAGCATATCTCGCATGAAGTTCGATACAATGAAGTCTGGGTTACGTGTGGTATAGAACGCACTCAACTGTCGGTTGATATTTTCTCCTGCACGGAGAATAGCTCCGATTGCCCCCGACATATCATTGTCGGGATTTGTCTGTCCGTTCAGTGCCTGTGCTGCGCGAGGATTGCCGTTAATGGTAATCACATAGTCCCTGCCGCCACGTTTCACTACAATTTGGTGCTGCCTCATATCCCGGCTTTCCACAATACGGTAAGGAATATTCACGGTATCCTTGCCGTGCTTGTACCGGTCAGGATATTGTTGCGCCAATGACTCCATTTTAGTTTCAAAGTCCAGCATCTTCCGTTCTACCACTTCGGGAGTATCTGTACTGTCTATGTTGTCAGGAAACACTGGCTTCCATTCGTCGGCCACCGTATCGTATTCTACCCAAATGTCGCTCACACTGACAAGGTCGCTCGAATGGTTGAGGGCGAAATTAAGGAAACGCTGTTTTACCAATTTGTTCCGGTTGCCCTGCATGATAGCACCTTCTGCCATTGATTGCAGGTTGGCAAACGGGTCATCCGCTTTCGACCTGCGTCCTTCCGCTTTCTTGATAGGAGCATTGAATGCACTTTGCTTGTGCGTCAGATATGCGTATGCTTCAGAACTGGTCTTTTCGTCAAAACCACGTAGTGGAATGTAAAAATCATACATATCTGAAATCTTGTCAAAGGTCGCTTTGCTCATCATACCACATTCGTATGACTTTGAAAGTATTGCTTTGCTCGCGGCATTGACTTTTTTCCAAAGGTCGGTAGTGTCGTGTGCCTGTTCGTAATCGTTAACCATTATCTGTGCTTCCGTTTCGGCATCAGTAATATTATCCATACCTGTAAGGGCTGTAAGTCCGGCATAGTCGGTTTGGTCTGCATCGGTTGCTCCGTTATTGATTGCTTCATTACGCATATATGTATTGCGTTCAAGTCCGTGTTTCGCCATCATGTAATCAGTCAATTCCTCACGCTCTGCCTCAGTCCTGGCAAGTTTGGCAACCTCATCAAGCATGGGCTTGAACAGGGTGTGGGCAAATGCATCGGCTTCGGCTTTGTTCACACTTGACAGACGGTTTTCTCCCAAGTATGCGTTTTCAAATCCGTCCACATCCTCAATGTTTGTTTCCTTGCCAAGGATTGCAGTCATGGCTTCTTTCAAGCCGAGCATACTGTCCTGTAATGCTTCCCGTGATTGGAACATACCGCTTTTTACACGCCTTTCATAACGGTCACGAGCCAACTCCCTTTCATGTATTTCCGGGTCACCGGTACGGTATAGTGCATCATCACTTTCTGCAACAGTCAGATGATGTGGGTCGGAAACCGCATAATTTCCGACTTTCAGTTCATACTGCTTTGCCACATCAGCGGCTTCTCCCAATATGTTTCTGTATCTGCCCGGTTCCGCAAGGTTCTCGTAACTGCGCCACAAGATGTAGCGAAGTTCGTTATCCGATAAAGTAACCCCTCTGAAATCCTCAAAGCCTATCTTATGAAGCATATTCAGGAAGAAATCCTTTATCTGTTGCCACCAACTTGCGTTGATGTTCTCAAATTCGGTATCTTCTGCAAGCGAAGCCAGATATTCTTCAGTAGCCTTATGGAAATCCCAACCGTTTTTTGCAGCCATATCTACAATGCGTCTGCGTATGTTCTCATCGGCATTGTTGAATACATTATCAAGGAATGTATCAAAATGTTCTCCGAACAACTGGCGCAAACCATAGTGCGCCACAGCCTCATGCAGCAGTGTCTGCTCAACATCAAACGTACTTGTATGGTTGGGAATGACAATGGTTATCTTCCCTGTACTCTTCGAGTAGAAGCCTTTTGCACGCTGCTTCTTTCCATCCAAGACGGAAGCATCAGTAACAACCTCCACATTGTCAAGATGCAGTTTCTCTGCAAGGCTTTCCACACGTTCTGCCATTCTTTGGCGTTCACGCCGTGCAAATTCCCTCCGCTGCTTTGCCGTTCTCCTTGACTGGCTGAGCTGTTTTGCTATCGGATCATTCTCATAACTGACTTCATCATCGGTATATGCACCATCACCTTCGCGTTTTAATTCATCATCTTCTTCTGAGGTAGAAATATTATTTGCCGTTTCTACAGTGGCATCCATTTCAGCATACTTGGCTTCCTTTTCCTCCAACTCTTTTTTCATCAGTTCGGCATATTCCTCTAACTGTGCTTTCGCCTGTGCCAATTCTTCTTCATACTCGAATGGCTTGCCCTCTCTTGACAGGAGTTCTTTCAATTCGGCTTCATTATGTTTTTTGCTTCGCTCTCCGGCACTCAATATCTCGGCAAAATCCTTTCCTGTAATCACATTGTCTGTAATATCCTCAACGGCATTGCGAAGCAGGTTTTGGCGTACCGGCACATCTTCAATGCCGAGTTCAAGACAAGAGTAGGTCATTCTACGCTCAACATCATTGAAAAGTGTTGCACCGTCACTCATGGTTTTCCTTGCCAGTTTTGTTGTGACCACAAATGAAAAATCGCCTATCTGTATAATCAGTTCCCGTTTTTGTTCTCCTGAAATCTCACCGTCTTTCATCTGCTTCATTTCGGCAAGGACACTCTTGTTGTATTCCTTGAAAAAATCATCCATTGTATCAACAGAAGTAAAGCGATGTTTGCCGATTACAATCTCCTTGAATTGTCCATCGGGGAATGACGAGCGTACTGCCTCCAAGTACCTGCCGTTGTCCTCAATGCGCTTTTCCGCATCCTTGATAAAGGCTTTCAGTCTTGGCTTGGCATTATGGATATAGGTTTGGTCTGTTTCCCATTGCTTTTTGCGGCTTGCATACTTGCGCACATTCTTTTCCGCATTGTTTTTCAGCATGGCATATTCACTGCCAGAGAGCTGCGCAACGGTATCGCCAAACACATCTTCTTCCTCTTCAAGCACACGGTTGGTCATGCTGTTGTTCATCATCTGCTTGCCGTTCATGATACTGTCGGCAATCGCTCCCTTTGTTTTCAAGCGTTGGTAGGCGGTAACATCCAAACTGTCCTCAACTCCGAAACGCAAGATGCGTACAGGCTTGTTCATGTCCTTATGCAAATTTCCCTGTCGCAAAATGCGTCCGTTGCGCTGGGTATAGTCCATAGGACGGTTGGGCGCATCCAAATGTATCAGCGTGTGCAGTCGTTCCTGAATGTTCACGCCTGTACCGAGCGTAAAGGTTGAACCGAGAATCACGCGAACCTCACCACGGTTTACCTTTTCAAAGATTTCAAGTTTCTTCTTGACAGTCATTCCCGACCTCATTACTACAATCTCATCAGCAGGAACTCCCTCTGCGATCAGTTTATTTCTGATGTCATCATAAAGATTGAAGCCGCTCTGCTTATTTTGATAATTGTCGGCAAAAATGGCAACCGTACCTTTGTAGTCGGCTGTTTCTTTCAGTGAGCGCAAAGTCTGGCGCACGGCTTCATTGGTCTTGCTGTTTTGGTCGTCCTCTGCATCTGACTGCACCAATCGGGCATCCACGGCAGCAGCTTTGGCAATACCGTACATCGTGAGCGGAATATGGCTGTTCTCTTTCTTCTCTTTGCCGCTCATCTGCTCATAATGTTCAAGTTCGCTCTTTACGAACTTCATGATACTACGCAATGCACGTGTCTGTGGCAGATAGAGGTCTTGTGCCTTTCCTCCCTCCATTTCAGGTATTTTGTCCTTTACGCCACCGGCTTCTTTGGTAAGGACAGTATCGGACACTCCAGACCATATACGCACCAGTTCGGGCAGGTTCACGTATCCGGCAAAGCGATTGTTCTCCTTGAACTTTCCGCTTGTGGTGAATTCCAACATTTGCTGAATGTTACCGAAGTTGCGTACAAAGTCATCAAAGTAATAGATACCGTATTCTTTCATTGTATCGGCAGGCATGAGATAGCGCATGAACGTCCAAATCTCTGCAGCGGTATTGCTGATAGGCGTACCTGTGGCAAAGATTACGTTTCGTCCGTTGTTCTTTTCTAAAACAGCCTGTGTTTTCAAGAATACGCCTTGTGATTTTTTGCTGTATGACGGGTCCACACCTTTCACTCCACGCTGCATGGCAGTGGCAAATCCAAGGTGCTTGTATTCGTGGGCTTCATCCACAAGCAGGGCATCAATGCCCATGTCGTCAAAGTTCTCCACATCGTCAGTACGGCGGTCAAGCATTTCCATTGCCTTGACTTCTGCATTCTGCAAGGCTACGGCACGTTTTTTCTCATCGTTGGCGGTGCGTTTCTTTGAAGCATTGTCTGCAAGTCCGGCAAGCTGTTCCTCCAACAATTCGATTTCACGTTCGGCTTGCCGGGTAATCATGTTCTTTCCGTCCGGGTCTTCCTCTTTCATCTGTTCAAGAATGAGCATCTTCTCCTCAATCTTGTCCTGCACGAAAGTCATTTCTCTTTCCTCGCTGTCGGGAATAAATTCAAAGGTCGATTGCGGAACGACAATCATATCCCAGTCATTGTAGCGTATCTTGGCATAGAAGTTCTTTCTGCCCTCCGCACTTCGGTCTGCCTCTTCGAGTGTCAGTATCTTGGCATTCGGGTACAGTTCCTTTGCACTTGCAACAAATTGACCGACGGTGGCATTCTGCACTACAATCATCGGTTTGCGGGCAGTACCTAAACGGCGCATTTCCATCGCTGTGGAAATAAGGGTAAAGGTTTTTCCTGTTCCTACCTCATGGGCAAGTAACAACGGTTGCTGTGTGCCTCTCACGATGGCTCTGCCTTGATGAGGACGCATCTTGAATTTGTGTGAAGCACCTCCAAAATACTCCGGCACAAACTCGTCCGGTATGCTCATAGGCACAAAGTTGTTGAACATATCGTTATAGATACGTTCCATACGTTCCGACATTTCCGGGTCGCTTTGCATCTTCTGCCTTGCCCAGTCCTTGAAATCTTGACGGATTTCATCAATCTTGGCGGCACAAGCCTGTGTCGCTTCTTTATCGGTAATTGTTTCTGTCGTGCCGTCATAGTGTTTCTTGGTGGTGGAAACTGTAATGCTTCTGTTCTGAATAGCGGCTTCTATAAGGGTGTGTCCCATGATGGTTCGACCGAGCATTTCACTGGTTACGCCCATGGCACGGTTCTTTTCGTAGTTGGTAAAATATGGCTCTTTCATAAACCAAGTACCGCCTACTGCTGTAAAACGGACATCTACTTCCGTTCGTTCCTTTACGAAATCTTCATATAGTTTCGGGGCAATCCAAGAACTGCCGAGGGTAAAGTCAATCAAGTGTGCAGGTATTTCCATTGGCATAACTTCCTGCAACGCCTTGATGTTGCGGTCAAATTCTCCATTCTCGTTGTTTTCCTCTGCCTGACGCAGTTTTTCACGGATATTTCCGCTCAAGTACTGATACGATGCTTCTATCTGTCGGCTTACAGGATTTTCGAAACCGTAGCCGTTCTCGATGATTTCTTTCTTCACCTCCCCGATACCTGTACCAAGTTGTTCAGCGATGTAAGGTATATCCACACGGCCGAATTTGAAGATACTTGCAATGATACCGTCCTTGACATTGGCAGGGGTGGGTTCTTTCTCTTTTTCAACGACACGTTTTCTGAATACATCGGTCTTGTCAAATTTCTGTATCCGATTTCCTTTTTCATCTGCCGTTTCTTCAAACTTTTCAAGGGCAAATACATTGGCATAGTCTACATCATTGCGGAGAAACGCAATGGCGGTGTTCTTGTTGAAGTGTCCGTATGTGCTGACAAAATCATCGTATGCCTTGTTGAGTTTGTCAAGCAAGGGTTTCAGCCCCTCATCGCTTTCATTCTCGGTCTGATAGGAAAGGACTTCTGCAAGGGCTTCCTTGATAGCGGTGTACGCCTCGAAACATTCCACTTTCGTATGCCCCTTTACCTTATTAGCATTTACTTCGAGGAGTTGTGCGCTTGCTGTCGAGTTGATGTACAGCTTTCCGTCTTTGACAAACACTTCGCCAATCTTCTTGCCGGGCATTGCATCAGTGATAACTTCTGTGTTACGCTCGCCAAATTCCTCCGCACGGAACGAGCGGACAAATTCAGCCAACATTTCTTCCTGCTTCTTATCCTGTTTAGGGTATAAGCCCTTGCTTGTCGGGCGGAATGTGTCGCCTTTCTCAAATGCAAAGTGCATTTCACCCGCCATGTTTTCGGGGTGTTCAATGAAATAGCGGTTGTAGTCCATCGAAAGCTGCTTGATGACCGGTGTTTCCTTGCCTTTTACCTTACGTGTTTCCCCGGTGTCATATTCAGCCATGCGCTCTCCGCTCACATCGCTTACATCAATGGCATGGGCAGACTTCTGTTCGTTCACACGCTTGCGAATAACAACGATGTCGGAGGTTACCCCTGTGCCACCGAAAGTCTTGTTGTGCATACGGAAAGCACCCACGAAATCTGCTCCTCCCTCGCTCACAATCCAATCACGGAGTTTCTTGCTGTTATCAAGCGTACCGTTGGATGTGATAAAGATACCCAAACCGCCCTCACGCAGTTTGCGCACATTCTTTGCAATACAGAAATCGTGTATGTTGTGGAATTTCTTCGACAGGTCTTTGTCGCCTGTGGTGTCGTTCACACGGAGTCCTGTAACGAAAGGAACATTGGTAATAGCCAAATCCACACTGCCGTTAGGTATGCGGGTCTGTTCAAAGCCCTGTATTTCCACTTTGGCATCAGGATAGAGGAGCGAGAGGATGCCTCCCGAAGTTCCGTCAATCTCTATGGCATGGATGTCACTACGCTCACTGATGTTTGTAGGCATCTGTCCCAAGATATTGCCGATACCGGCAGAACCTTCAAGAATGTTTCCACCATTGAAGCCCATTTGTTCGGCAATGTCCCAAAGCGTATCCACAACGTATGCCGGAGTGTAATAGGCACTATTTGCACTCATTACGGCCTCTTGATATGCCTTTTCACCAAGCAACTCACGGAGCTTCTTTGCAATGGGATTAGGAGCATACGATGTACCTTCGTTGAAAGCCTTGCCCAAGCCACCCCAGCCACTGAACTTGCGAAGAGTCTGCATCTGTTTTTCTGTAGCCCGTTCGCCGCTTTCAAGCAACTGTTTTGCCAGTTCGATAGCCTTGATATTGGCTTCGATACGGGCATCTACTGACGTCGGAGCGTGGTCTTTACCACGTTCCGAATGGTTGTTATGGGTATTCTTCTTCTCAGTTATGGCATCTGAAAGTCGAGGTCGCACAATCCTATTGACTGCATCGCTTGTTCTTTCTCCTTCGTTGTCAGTTCCTCTACCTGCTTGTTGTTCGCTTTCGCTACCTGTTTCAGTGCCTCTTGATAATCCTTGTCCGTGTCGATTACCGTTGGCTGACAATCCTTCGGAGCGTTCTGCATCAGTTCTCTGTAATCCATGTTCGTTGTTTTTATTGTTATCAATCAGATCGTCAAACAAGCCCAGTTCATTTGACTGCTGTGAATTTACTGCTTTTTTCTCATTCTTCTTACGTGCAGGGCGACTTTTTTTGATGCGTTCCTGTGCAATCTCTGCCTCTTGCTCCACCTCGGTCTCTCTTGTTACGGTTTCGGCGGTAGCAAGCGCATCAATACTTTTCTTATCGAAATTCGCCACATCGAATTGTTGTACCTCATCGTATGGAGTCATGTCTGCATCCAGTCCGTTCTCTGCCACCTCCGGCAAATCTCTCGCACCATTGTAAAATGCTTTAAGGTAAGGGCGTATGGCATCGCCCAAGTCTGCAATCATGGCCGTTGCATACTCGGCAAACTTACGTGAACCTTTCTCCAAATGGTAAACAGCCATCTCTGTTCCAATGGCAAGAATCTCAGGGTCTATACCTATATTCATTTGACCGAGCAACTTCTTACGCATACGCTCACGAAGTTCTGCATAACGCTCATCAGTAACAAGACGGTTACCACTCGCTTCAGTCTTTTTCTGCGAATTGTCTTGTTGTTGCTCACTCCGCATATCGTTGATAAGAGTTCGGACTTCATTAGCAAACTTATCTGCACTATCTTTAGTCAGGAAAATAATATTTCCTTCATGATAAACGTCTCCACCACGCTTCTCTCCTAAATCCATCACAGCCTGTTTTTCCGCATCAATCATCTTCATCAAAGTACGAACAGAATATCTGTTATCCATTTCCTTGTCAACAACGAAATCTGTCCTTTTGTCACGAATTTCATCCTTTGCCTTGCGATCAAGTTCTCGGGTCTTAATTTTATTTTCGAGCGAAATGCCAACTGCATCCAAAACTTCTTGCATACCGTTCTGAGGATTGCGAAGAATGTCTAACATTTCCTCTGGGCTGTTGGTTGTCTGACGAAAACGTGCATCACCAATAGGTATGGGACCGCTCACATCATCACGACTTAATGTAGTTTCCCCTGTTTCTTTATCAACAAAAACAGAGTATTGCCATATAGGAGTATATTCCTGCTTTTCCTCCTGCTTCGTGGCTTTCTGTTGTTGAGGTTCTGAAAACTGCACATTGCCGTCATTTACTTCTGACAAATCAGACAAAGACAAAGGTGGTTGTGATTGTGCATCGGTTGCATATTCTGCCAAGCGTTCAGCATCTTCCTTGCTCCGCATCATGAAGCCTTGCTTTTCCTTGTCCCACCAGCCTTTCAGTTGTTTGGCAAACATTGTGGTGTGCTTCCGAACAGTATCTCTTAATTTATTATTGAACTTCACAAGGTGCATATCCAACACCTTACCCCTTTTGGTGGTATATTGTGCCTGAGTAATGGTGTATGCAGCATCAGTCGGTGTTGTCGTTTCTTCATTGGAATTGTTTTGTTCCAATTTCCGCTGTTCAGTAAAGAGGTCGTTTATTTCGGAAATAATGCGGGCTTCCTCAAATATATCACTCTGACCATGTGCGGCTTCTTGTTCCTTGTGCAGTTCTTCAATGCGTGATTTGATTTCAGAAAGTCTGTCGACTTGTGTACTTGAACTCTGTTCCTCAACACTTTTGACTGATTTGTATTCAGCAAACGCTTTAGTCTTACGGTGGCTACTATCTATCCACTTCTCGAAATCCTCCAAGTTTACGGCAGTTACCACTGTCTTGTGATTATTTGCCCAGTCGCTGTCATAATTCGCGAAGTAAGCAGCCTCGGCATCGTCAGTCTCATTGAAACCAAGCATTACCTTATGCTCATCAAAGCTGCCGTCCTCATTATACTGGTCCACCACGAACACCCTGCGTCCGTTCCACCCGTCAATATCGTCAGAGAGGAACACGTCTATGTGGTCTCCATCCACGCCCTCCGTGCCACGAATGTAGCCGTAGGTGTTCTGCATGATCGTTTCCCACTTGTTGCCCTCTGTGTCTATTCCACTACGAACGGATCCTTTCGGGTTCTCAATGGTGATATTGAATGTACCAACCTGCACATGACCTTTCTTATAATTGCCTGCTTCTTTCTGTTTCTCCGTAGGAGTAGTATCGGTTTCTTTCTCTGCCACTGCAACAGCATTGGCTAAAGACAAAGATGCATCAATATAATTAAGAACATCCAATAAATCTCCGAATGTTTGACCGTCATACTCATAAGCGCTACCTATATAATTACCTTTCGTATCAGGTGCATCAACTTTTATAACTTTATGAGTACCATCAACAATAATTGTCTGTTTATAAGTATCGCCATACTTTCCGCTTTCAATCCAATCATCTTCTTGAACTTCAATACGTCTTGCTATTTTTGCACTAAGTTGATTGTCAGTATCATCAGAAAACAGCATTTCTTCTTGTGATAAAGAAGATTCTATTTCGCTTTGTCCACCAATGCTTTCAGTTCTTCCTGTATCATCAGTTGTCCCATTTCTGTTCTCAACTCGTTCTCTTGGCGCAAGAGTTCCATTGCTTCCTTGCTGCCCTCGTTGGCTTGTTGCAGTATCGCCAACCAATACATTGCTTCGTTGTTGTCCATTGTAATCTAAATTAAATGTTTCTTTAATAGCCTGTACGAGCGTCCGAGGGGTATTGTCCGGTTGTTCGAACAGAGTTTCTTCCTGTGTACCTTGTATAAGGTCATAAATCTTGCCGAATGTATTTTGAATGAAGCTTTGGCTTTCACCTTTATACATTGCGGCCAAATGCAGGACAAAGTTACTGAATTTATCAGCAGGGAGATAACTTTCCCCAGTGACATCATCCATTTGATACTGGCGTTTCCAACTTTCTACGGCAGTACGTGCTTCCTTGAAGTTCTTTGCCTCTGCAAACATTTTATCTTGGGACAAAGCATAGTAAGCACGAACGGAATTCTGTATCTCATCTACCATTCGTTCACTGTTCGGACTATCATAATCACGAAAAGCAGTGGCAAGAATAGCTTTTTGTGCTTTTACCGGTAATACGTTGAACATTTCCTCCAACCGTGTACTACCGTCCTTGAATATGCTTTGATACATGATACCACGCAAATCATTCTTGGATTCGGGAGTCAAGTTACCCTTGCTGTCAAACGCACTCTTGTATTGTGTGGGAGTAATGAAACCTCTTTGGCTCATCCATTTCAAAACATTAGCACCATTGGAATCCACAAGTCCGGCAAATGACATTTCATCATCCGAAGTCCTAAGCAGCAAGTTGGCAAACGAACGCATTTCGGCTCCCATGCGCTGCAAGGCGTTTTTAGGTTTGATGCGTTCAACACCTCCACTTTCTGTGTCCTGTGCCACATACTGGCCAAGACGGATAGCCTCTGCATCGTCCACATCAACCATGTTCACAAGGACAGGATGCTCCATAGCCTCAATGTCTTCTGCTTGTAATCCAAATTCTTCCGCATGGTCTTTCAGATACTGCTTGTAAAGAGCCGCCTGTTCCGGATGGTTCTCCCACATGATACGAAGTGCGTCACTTCGGTTATTGCCCTGTATGGCTTCGCCCCGTGCGTTCACGGTAGGTGCGCCTGTATAGGCGGTAACAGAAGATGTGATTTCTTCGGGGCGTATGTTTCCGGCAATCTTTCGTGCAGACAATACACTTGCCTCGTCATTCCGTTCTTTTGGCTGCGCTTCGTCAATAAAGTGCAGAGGGTTGCGCACGCCTTGAATATGGCTCGGTTGCAACAAGTTTACATCAATCACGGCTACACGACCACCTACAATGGCATCATCACTGAATTTTACGGATACCTCCTTTCCCTGCAATGCCTGTACAGGCTCTTGTCTGTCTATCTTATGACCGTTCATGCGTCTGTAACCTCTTGCCCGTGCATCCTGCGGCTTGTCGTCCACCATGTCCGGCACTCCGTTCAGGGCTTCACGCTCGATGCGTTCCGCTTCCTCACGTTCGGCACGTAACTTTTCTTCTTCTGCCTTTCGCAATGCGGCTGCTTCATCGGCAATACGTCTGCGTTCATCATCCGCTTCCATTTTTCTGCGTTTGGCGGTACCGGCTATCTTCTGCCAAACGAGCAATTCCTGTTTGGCTGCATCAATCGCCGCTTTGCGTTCTTTCTCGGAAGCAATCTTTTCGGCAATGGAGTTGCCACCTTTCGATTTGGCTTTCTCCAACTTCTTCAAGGCTTCTTCCTTGTCGGCAACCATTCCATCGGCTACGGTCTGTGCCATATCCTCATCACCCTCAGTCTGCTCCACAATGGCATCCCAAGCTGTGTCGCTGTCGGCCTGCTCATATAGTGGATTTCCCTGCTCATCCTTTGGTATTCTCTGCATGGCAGGAATATTTTGAGGGGCATTGTTATCATTTTCGGGAATATTTTCCGCACCATTGTTGCTCTCATTCTCGACAGGGCGTTCAAACGCTACTCCGTTATGCTCCAACAACATATTGTCAAGTTCATCACGGGTAAACAGGTTCACACGCTTGCCGTTGATAGGGGCTTCGGTAAATACCTCATACTTGCCATCCGCATCAGCATCTGCTGTGATATTGCCACGGACGGTAACGCCGTTCTCATCGGTAAGCGAAACAATGTCATTGAGGGCGTATTGTGGTCTTTCAGCCTCTTGCATCTCCTGTTTCCGTTCGGCATTCTCAATGGTTCTCTGCTGCTCGAACTGCGCCACACGTGCCAAATTTGCCGCATCAGCCTGTTGCTGTATGGTTTCTTTTGCCAACGGGAAGATGTTCACGCCGTCCGAAACGTTAACTGTGCCGTCCCCATTATCCACAATACCGTCCTCGTTGGCTATAATCTGTACTTGCATCTGTGAACCATCCTGTCCGGTAATAGTATAGGCATCACCCGGATTGAATGTAACCTTACCGTCTATCTTATCAGCCGCTTCACGTGCGAACTGCTCCACAATGGCTTGTTCTGCCAATTCTTTTTGCTCGTTAGGGTCTTGCGATTCATCAAGAGACAATACTGCATCAGGTGATACTTGTTCAAGTGCGCCGGTTTCCGAATCGCGAATGATGATGCTGTTGTCCGAATCAGTTACGCTCACACCGCTACCATCGTCATAAGGTACAAGCTTGCCACTGATTACATACACCTTCCGCTCATCCTGCTTCATCGTTGCCCCCTGTATCATGCCGGTATTACGGTTCACACGTGCATCTATCATTGAGTTGCTCTGCTCGATACGACCGTCTATATCATCACGTACACGTTGTATCATGCCGTTATACACCTGCTTGGCATTAATATAATCGATTACGGAAACCTTATCTTCATCATTCCATTGTTCGTTGCCATTCACAAACTCTAATGTGGCAATCGGATTTTCTTCAATCATTGCAAACATGCTCTCATCCACGAGGTCTGCAACCCTTGCACGCTGATACTCATACATGTTCTTTGCATCGTTCATCTCCTGCGAAGAAATGATATTATACCCGTCGAGATAACTGTCATTTGCTTGTTGTACACTTTCGTTTCGGTTGCCGCCACGTGATTGAGCCATAGAAGCAAGGTTAAATCCTCGCAAATTCAACGAGCGTTCCATATAATCCAGAACGGCAGCTTTCTCATTGATGGTAAAATCTTTATCACCGGCAATAAGTTCCGCAACTTCACCGATATTCTCATTGGTAGTAAGGTCAAGCGTCGCCTTTAATGGCTCCCATACCTCTTTGCCGAGTAATTCATTCACTTTTGCGTCCGCTTTATTTACACCATGCTTCATGGAAGTATAATTTGCAGCAGACAAAGTATGTTTTCCTGCGCCCATCAATCCCATAGAGAGTGCCATGCCTCCCCAAATGTCACCATGAAATTGGCCACTGGCAAACAAATTGGTACGTGTACCGTCCGGATTCTGTTGATAGGCATCATCAAGATTGAGCATGGTGCGCCACAGTTGTCCATAGTATTCTTCCGAAACCTCACCGACATAATCACTCATACCCATTTTGTTGAACATCTGATGAGTTTGTCCCATGATACCGTTCAACGCACTTGCGTCAGCCTTTGAAAGCACTGCACCGATACGTTTTGCACCTACAACATTGGCGAGTTTGCTCATATTCCCAAGAGTAAAGACCGGATCAAGATGTGCACCGAACATTTCCGAATAATTCTCAATGATGGCATTGGCTTCACTTTGCCAAATGGCATCCCCCCAAGTCTTGTCGTTGGAAAAATCATAGTTGCCGTTCTCATCAACAACCACATCACCCAGTTTACGGTCAATAATGTCAGCAGTAGTTTTCCCTGCCTGTACTGTATTGGCCATAAGTGGAGCGCGTACAAGCAAATCATCTGCAGTTGTACCGAGTGCTTTGATGGTCCAGTCGGTTGCATACCGTCCCAAACCTTTGGCTCCATTTTCTTTGATATAGGACTTGAAACCCTGCTGAGCCATTTTTTCAGCCGTTTCTTTGCTTATAACCTTTGTTGCAAGTCTGGTACTTCCTTTGGAGAAAGAGGACAATCCGTTAAATCCTCCACCTGTCAATACGAAATCCAGCATGAAGGACGGCATATAGCCTGTCATTACACCTGCTCTGTTCCAAAAATCTGCATTTCCGCTGTATCTTTCCTCTGCTTGTTGCTTCTCATGGATTGCGCCCATCATTGCATCATGCGCTTCACGTTCACCCTCTGTGGCATTTTCTTTTTTCAGTTCATCGGCATTCATCATCGTAAATGCGTCACGCATATCACCCATACCGAAATCCCACGTGCGCACATCACCCATAGTGCGACCGAAACCACGCCAAAAGCCTACATCTACACCGTTTTCACGGTCTTTCTGTTCTTCAAGGTTCTTAATCAGTTCCTCTGTTTCACGAATGGCTACGGATAACGCACGGTTTTCCTTGTCAGATTGTTGGCGGGGCGTATAAGTGGCAGCTCCCAGTATGGCAGCGAGAGGGGCTTTGTTGTTTTCTGTCTCTTCTGCCCATTCCTTGTGTACTTCTGATGCTCTTTCCTCTTGCTTGGCTTTCAACTCCTGCAACCGGAGGTTTGCCTTGCGCAACTGTCCGCCTATGGACATATCGGCAGCTTGGCGGTACTGAAAGCTTTCCATGTCAGCCAATGACTTGCTGTAATAACGATTTCCGGCAGGAGTGAGGAACGTTTTCTCCAACTTCCCACTTTCAGGATTGAATATCATCTTTCCCTCTTTGGTCTGCAAGCCGGGATTTATCCCATATTCCTGCATATTGTCTATGCGTTCGTTGAATGTTTGTGTATGGGATTTCACATCGTTCATAATACGGTCGGTTTCGGTCAACATCGCTACTTTCTCCTTTTCTGTAGGTCGCCATGTCTGTTCATTAGCAGGTGAAATGGGTTCTTCAACCGTTCCGGAAGCACTGTTTCCCGATTGTTGCGATGAGGTTCGTTCCTTTCCAAACCCTATATTGCTTTCAAATTCTTCAAACGGCTCCATATCATAACCATCTTTTACAAGAGCGTCGTAAGCCGCTTTACGTTTGGTTGAATCTAACAGGTTCTTGCGAAAATCTTCTTCGCTCTCCATGTCGTAACCATCAGAAACAAACGTATCATACAGTTTTTTTATCTTATCCTTTTCTTCAGGCATAGTATTTTATTTATGATGTTGGACTTTTCTTTTTATTATCGGCCGTTGGACTTTTTTTCTGTGGCTTAGAAGAATGTCCTTTACCGGGCTTTGTCGTTTCAGATGTCTTGACGGTTTTCCCTCTTCCACTTTTGACCTCGGTGGTCGAAGCCTGAGTTTCTTCGTTCCATGTTCCATTGTCTATGGCGTTCTGACGCATGGCTTCATACGAGTGTGCAAAATGCTTGTTACCATCGCTGTCATACCACGGATATTCTCCGGCCTTTCCACTGCCACCACCTCGGTTGTAATATTCTGCTCTGGCATTGGATGCGGAAGCGGAAGCCTTTGAAGCACCAGCTTTAGCCTTTTCGGTTTCAAGCCTTGCCTTTTCAAGTTCTTCTGCATATTTTGCTTCAATTCCTTTGCGTTTGGCTTCAGCTTCGGATGCGGATATTTTATTGCCTTGCAGTTGGAGATTCAATTCAAACATCTGCCTGTCGCGTTCCTCTTTGGCATCGTTCCGTATGCGGTTATAATCGTCAAGACCAAGCTGCCTTTGCCACTTACGTTCACGGTCATCCCTTTCTTCATCAGCGATTCTTGCCCTCATCAGCCCCTCATAATATTCTTTCTCCTTGCCTTCACGTTCTTTCATCAGCTTGTCATATCTCACTTTGGTACGTTCTGACATGGTATTCTTACCGGTATACATATTTGGAGCGTACTGCGTGGTGAAGAACAAGTTCGAGAGTGCCGATATACCATCACCAATGGCTGCGAATATCTGTTCACGTTTCTGCTTCTTCTTTTCTTTAGCAAGTTCCTCGTCCGTTGGCGGTTTATAGGGATTGAGTTTTTTGTACAATTCAGCGTATGAGAGACTGCCACCGTTCACATCGGCTTGTTTGGCCGGAGGTGCAGCGACCGTTTCAGATTGGGAGCCGGTAACGGCAGGAGCCGCAGCTGCTTGTTGTTCCGTCCATTTCTGTGTACCCTTTGCCGGGGATGATACGGAAGGAGCGTCTTGCTGCTGTTCGTGCCATTCCTTAGAGCCTTTGGGCGGAGGCGTACCACCTCCGTTTCCTAAAATATCATCCATTGTTGCCATATTGAAATAGTTTAGAAAGGCATTTGACTTACCGCGTTAGTTACTCCTTGTACAGCTCCCGATATGGCATTGGCCTTGCCTTGCTCAATGGCGTTAAGCTGTTCCACTAAAGCATTGTCGTTTTGCATATAAGTGGCTTCGATATTGTCCTTACGTGCTTCTGCATCAGCGGCAATCTGTGATGTTGCATCGGCAAGAGCCTTGTTGTTCGCTTCTTTGGCCGCTGCCACACTTTCATCAGTACCGCCCATGACGGCTGCACTACCGGCAGCGGCTTTGTTACGTTGTTTTATACTCTCTTCAGTTTGCGTAAGGATGCGTTGTGCATCAGCCCGCTGAGTGGCATCCTCGTTGTACCGCCTGTCGTACCAGTCCTGATTCTTTTGCCGTTGAGCCTCAACATTACGTTTTGCTTTCTTCATGGCCTTGGATGCCTTGATCCCACCGAAAATGCTGCCTGCAGCACCTATGGCACTTCCTATTAAACCCATAAGACTTTATTTGATTATTAAAAGTTATACCTTGCGTGCGAAAGTAAGCCGTTATCTTCGCATCATCATTTTATCTTTTTACATACAAATCATTATGGCAATAGGAAAAAAGACTGGAGGGCGGCAAAAAGGTACGCCCAACAAAATAACGGCACTGGCAAAAGGGATGATTGAGAAATGGCTTGAAGCGCACAACACTATACCCGAAGGAGATGTGACGCCACTAATAATGCAGGACTTCATGGAACTTGACCCCAAAGACAGGGTGAAAGTGTCGACAGAGTTCATTAAAATCATCATGCCTAAGAATATCAGCATAGACGATGGCGAGGTCAAACTCACCATTGAGGACAAGCTTGTCAAACTTGCCGGAGAAGAAGACGAGGAAGAATAATCTATTACCCTCTACTTTAGATTGTCTTCATGTCAAGGGAACCCCAACCCGAAAAGGGGACGATTTTACTGATTTGCTTTGAAGCGATGTTCGAGAGAATGTCGCTTTTTTCATGTCCGGACCGTAAAATTTCTTCGGAAGAAAAGGGCATTTCTTCCGAAGAAATAGCAATAAATGTACAATTATACCCCATTTCTTCGGATTTCTTCGGAAGATATTGCCTTAATTGTACAGAAAAGGGGTATTTCTTCGGAAAAAACACGCATAAATGTACATTCTTGTACAGATTGAATTTTTTATGCGAAAATCAGCTCAAAAGCACCTCAAAAATCTTCTGAAATGGCTGAAATGAGCTATTTTTTGACATAATTTCAGAAGATATTACATTTATTTCTTCGGAAGAAATAACCATAAATGTACAGAAAAGGGGTATTTCTTCGGAGGAAACAGCCATAAATGTACATTTCTTCGGAAGAAAAGGGTATTTCTTCGGAAGAAATAGCAATAAATGTACAATTATATCCCATTTCTTCGGAAGATATACCATAAAATAAATATATATATCTACTACTACATCTACCGCGCGTGCGTGCGCACGTGAAGAAATTTTCGATTTTAGGGCAAGAATAAAAATTGAATAAAAAAGAAAGCCTACAAAGAAAAATACCTTGCAGGCTTATATCATTTCGTGAAGTCACAAAAAAAATCAGAATCCTTTCCCTTTCTGCCGTTGGTACACCACCGTCTGGTCTTTGTCGAGGTTGACGATTTTGAACATCACCATTGAACGGTTCGGAATATCATCCGGCAGCATAGTTACGAGCCGGGCAATCACCTCGTCCACATTGTTGAAGCCTACATCGGTCAGTTCCGCCACCTTTTGCCCGTTGTGGTATGCAGCCGCATTCACCATATAGCGGTATGACAAGCGGAAATGCACATCCTCCTGTTTCTGCTCACGTACAGAAGCCTTACCGGAGAAGAAAATGAAATCAATTACTTTCTCGTTCAGTTCCCAAGCAGGGGAGAAGTCAATCTTGATATACCCTCGTGTTACGTTGTGTCCATTGCTATGGTTCATGCCAAACGCCACTTCCGAGATAGAGGCACGTACATCATTCTGAGCTACTGTTCCCCATGTATGCCGGAACGTGTAAGCCGAATACCACTCTTCCTTTGGCATTCCCATAGCCTTGCATAATTGCCTTATCCCACTGTTGACATTGGCGCAAAAACTGTCCGATGTAGTCATGCGCTGATAGAAATTGAACAAACGCTCATCATCTTTTGCCGTGTTCATGTACTTTTCAAATAGCGGCTGGATGATTGCTGGCACCCGCATTTCCATATACGCACCATCCGCACGGAACTTCTTCGTTTTGGCCCGTTGGTAGTGGATAATTCCGTTCCGGTAATCCTGCTTTCTTAGATTGTACAGATCAATCGTGTTGATTCCTGCAAGGCAAAGCACCATCATAGCAACATCACGCCCGAACTCCGTCTGTGGATATTTCATCTTACTTTCCGGCAGAGGGAATGAAAAGAACTCCCGACATGCTTCGGGGGTAATGGCAAGCTTCTCCGCACGATCAGCCGTTGGTATTTCCACTTTCACCCATGGGTTGACTTTGATACGGATTATACCGTTATCGTAATCGTTGTACTCCAACATGGCGGCTTTAAATACCTGACGCATACAGATTGGATACATTTCCTTTGCCCTATGCGTCTGTTCAAGCGACTTTATCCATTTGTTCACCTGCGTAGAGGTCAACTGAGCGAACATCACTTGGTTGGTTCCGATGAACCGTTCCAGATGTTGTAGGGCAAGCTTGTAGTTCTTGGCATTCCTTTCCTGCCCACGGTCAATCATTCTGTCGATATGCACTCTCGCATAATCCGAAAAACAAATATCGTCATTGCCGTTCGTAAGAAAATCCACCACTTCCTTGACCGTCCAATGTTCAATGTCTTTTTTGTTGAGCCGCTCGTTATATTCCACTATCCGCCCGGCACAATACTGAAGCACGTAGGGGTCTTCGATTTCTTTCGCTCTGGAAAGTTCTTTCTTCGTGACCATCTTGTCGGTCTTCATGAATTGTGTCCCCCTATGGTGGGTAACTCTGATATAAACCGGATAAAATCCGTCCTTGCGTTCTTTTTGAACACACGCTTTAAATGTTGCCATATCGTTCTATGTCTTTATTATGTTATTATTTAAATTTATTCCAAACAGCTTCCAATGTCTTAACTTTCTGTAATATCATCAATTACGGCTCTAAACACGCTCTAAACACCCAACGAAAAGCACAACAACATTCTCTAAACATTTGCGTTTATTACGCTCATTTTCCGTGCGGAATGAACGTACCTTTTAAAAATACAATAGGCGGTAAGCCTTTGTAAATGAAAAGCATACCGCCTATTTTATTGAGTATCAGCTATATCGTGCTATTCCTCGATTGCCGCTTGCGCCGCTGCAATACATTATTAATAATCAAAAACTTACATTGTTATTGTAAGCGACTGATAAGCACTACATCGCATTTTTTACTCAATGATTCCCTGCTATTCGTCTATAGCAACTTTCAAGTCATTTATCTCCTTTCTTTTAATAGTTCTATAATTGCGTCCTTATCCTTCAAGTTAGAGTCAAGACGGTTTATTTGCGCATTCAGACTATCCACCTGTTCTTTCAGGAGTGCAATAGTGCCCCTTTGGCTTTCTATCTCTGTCTGAGCTTTGGCCAGTTGAGAGGCGAGTTCGGCATCACCAATAATATTGTGGGCATTACCATCCAACGTCACTGCCGCAAGATAGGCGGATATCTGGTGTTGGACAGGGCAGAACAGTGTGAAGAAATTAAAGCCTAAAGCCTCACTGACCTTGATAAGGCGTTTGGTCTCCATAGTCTCCCTCTCCAGTATGCGGTTGACATGCTGTTGCGGCACACCAATTTTCCGTCCAAGCTCGGATTTACTCAATCCAAGTTCGTTGCGACGTTTCTCGATTGCCTCACCTATATGTACGTTTTTTATGTCTATATCCATAGGGCTAAGTCAATAATTAGACCTTAAACATTAAATAGTCAAACAAATATTTGTGTATATAAACTATTTTGTGTTACTTTGCAGGTGTAATACACTATATTAGTGGGTACAAAGTTAAACATTAAATATTAAATATCCAAAGATTATGGCAGAAAACTTGGAAAAAATTCGCCCAGCACTTACTGCCCTCGAAGTAGGCGGTACAGTCACATTCCCCATTTCAAGGCTGAAAAGCGTCCGCACGCAAGCCTCCGAACTGGGAGCTATTTATAACAGGCAGTTCAAAACAAAGACGAACAGGGAAACCCAAACAATAACCGTTAAACGTATCATATAGGGAATATGGCATTCATGCAGTTTTTAGACCGCCTTATTCCGTATGACATCTTTCTGAATGACCTTGCTGCAAGAATCGTAAAGTTTTTGAAGTCAGACAACAACGACCCTGAATTTATCAGTCAAAGAAGGGCTTATGAAATGTTTGGCCGCCGCAACGTCGAAAGATGGAGGCGCATGGGAAAAGTGGTAGCATACAAAAGACCGGGCAAGGTCGAGTACAGGACGGCCGACTTGCGCCTGTTGCAGCGTATCGTTCAGGACTATTTCGACAAAGACATTACGAAAGATGATCTGGAATGACGGTAAAAAGGCGAGTATTCAAACAATATTATGGCTATGTTGACAGTTAGAACTACCCCGTCAATGTGGCAAACAAACATATTTATGGGGCTGTTCATCATGAATTTATAGCTAATGAAGGAATTAAAACCTACTTGTGACCCTAATGGGGTCTATTCAGTTAAACGGACTTGTGCCGAATTGGGCATAAGCCACAAGACATTACGCAAGTACAGGGAGCGCGGTTATATCAGGCCGATCAACCCAGACAATGTTTGCCGTCCGAAATATTTGGGACAGTCAATCATAGACTGTTGGAATATCTTAATCGCATTATGATCAGTGAATCGACCATTAGCAAGGTCAGGGAACTTTCCATAGAAGATGTCCTCCGCCCATACGTCAAACTTTCAAGAAAAGGCTCGGCATTGATGGGGCTTTGTCCTTTCCACGAGGAACGGACAGGCTCATTCTCTGTCTCTCCGGCAAAGAATCTTTTCCATTGCTTCAGCTGTAACCGTGGTGGCGATGCAATCACCTTTATCATGGAGAAGGAAGGATTTTCATTCATGGATGCAGTCCGATTCATCGCAAAACATCATAATATCCAAATAGAATACACACAGGAAGAATATAATGAGGAACAAATGGCCGAAGAAAAACACAGGGAATCTCTCCTTGTCGCTTTGGATCATATACAGGCCTACTTTTTGAACTGTCTGAGGACAACAGATAATATAGAGTGCAAACAGGCCCGTGACTATGCCTATGGCAGATGGCCGGAAGAGTTCTGTTCCGTGGCTGGTATCGGATATGCCCCAATAGACGGAAACCTCTTTGTTGACTATTGCCAAAAAAGGTCGCTTAATGAAGAAGCACTCTTTGAGTTGGGAATGCTTAAACGTGGAGAGGACGGACACATTTATGCCATGTTTCGGCAACGAATCATGATACCTATCAGGAACAGATGGGGACGTATCATCGCTTATACGGCAAGACACATCGGCCACAATCCCAAAGCTCCGAAATACATCAATTCTTCCACCAGTCCGGTTTACTCCAAAGGGGAAACCTTGTTCGGCATCGACAGGGCAAGCCGCCAACGTAACGCTGACTACTTTATCATAGTGGAAGGCGCACCCGATGTCCTGCGGATGCAGTCTGTCGGCTTTGACAATACCGTGGCCGCACTTGGCACCGCATGGACGGACAGCCAGTTTGAACAGCTCAAAAAGTACACATCATCCTTATGTTTCATTCCCGATTCAGATGTGACGGAAGGCAAACCATACGGTGCCGGCTTTGAGGCGGTCATGGCGAACGGTGCGATGGCAATCAGGAAAGGGTTTCATGTGACGGTCAGGGAACTTCCGTTTGTCAAAGCCTCGGTTGTCGGTGAGAATATACCGTCCGAAGATACTTTCCAAGTGAAGTTTGTCAAAAATGATGCGGACAGTTTCATCAAGAGTAAAGAGGATTACACCTCGCTGGCAGAGAAGCATTTCATCATCTGGCTGGCTCAAAAACGTTTTCTTGTCGCTTCTTCATTGGTGGAAGAGCGGAAATGCGTGGCCGAAATAGCAGACCTGATGCGTTATGTAAAGGATCAGCTTGTCTTTGACCAGTGCATCGAGCAGCTGGCCAAACTGCACGGCAAGGTGAAGCTGTGGCGTGATGCCGTCGCACAGGCGCGTGGGGAAGCCCGGAAAAGGAATGAACGGCTTGCGCCCATGAATGAAATGCAACGGGATGCCGAATTATTGCGGCAGTTCGGCCTGTTTGTAAGGGAGAACTGCTACTATGCCACCGGCGACGATGACGAGGAGCCGGCAAGAATCTCCAACTTCATCATGGAACCGCTGTTCCACATTGAGGACGAGAGCAATGGAACACGTATCTTTCGGATGCGGAACATGTACAACATGTGCCGTGTCATCGAGCTGAAAGAATCCGAACTTTGTTCGTTGAGTAACTTTCAGCAAAAGGTCGGCTCTTTGGGCAACTATGTGTGGTTGGCCAAGATTGACAAGCTCAACCGTGTCAAGGAATATCTCTACTCGAAAACCGATACAGCGGAGCGCATACGGAAATTGGGTTGGAATGACACGGAAGGTTTCTTCGCCTTTGGCAACGGCATTTTGATGGACGGCACTTTCAGGGAAGTGGATGAATTAGGTATCGTAAGGGGTATCAATAGCAAGGCTTTTTACATTCCTGCCACGTCCAAAATCTATATCCATAATCAGGAAATCTTCCAGTTTGAGAGGCTGATGGTGCACGAGAACCGCAACGGCGTGAAACTTTACGACTATGTGACAAGGTTGGTGGAAGTGTTCGGCGAGAATGCGGCCATCGCCTTTTCTTACCTACTGTCCACCCTGTTCCGTGACATCATATTCCGGCGTACCCGGCATTTCCCCATCCTGAACCTTTTCGGAGAAAAGGGAACAGGTAAGACCACCCTTGCCACCTCCCTCCAGTCATTCTTCTTGCACGGTGTTGACCCGCCCAACCTCGGTGTCACCTCCGTACCGGCCATGAACGACCGGGTGTCACAAGCTGTAAACACACTTGTTGTATTGGACGAGTACAAAAACGACCTTGACATCCGCAAGATAGCCTACCTCAAAGGTCTTTGGGGTGGCGGTGGCCAGACTAAAAAGAACACAAGTACGGACGGAATGGCGGCCCAGACCATCGTCACTACCGGCGTGGCACTTTGCGGACAGGACAAGCCCACGCAGGACATGGCACTTTACACCCGTGTCATCTTCCTTGCTTTCTCCAAGACATCGTTCAACCAGGCGGAGAAAAGAAATTATGAGGATTTGGTGGCTCTCTGCAATTTGGGGCTGACCCATCTGACGGTAGAGATATTGAACCATAGGGAACTGTTTGAGAAGAACTTTCCTGAAATATATGCCATCACCAAACGGGAACTGGCTACAAAACTGGAAAACGAAACGATCCATGACCGCATCTTCGGCAACTGGGTCATCCCGTTGGCCACGTTCCGCACATTGGAGACTGTCATCCATGTACCTTTCAGTTATACGGAGCTGTTTGAAACAGCATTCAGGGGCATCCGTAACCAGAACGAGCTGGCGCAGGAAAGCTCTGAAATCGCCGACTTCTGGAATATGCTACAAGGATTCCAGACATCAGGGAAATGTATCGAAAAGGCGCATTACCGCATACGGTACTTGAAATCCTTCCGTCCCATATCCGTCAAGGAGGACATTGAGTTCAAGGAAGCCCGTCCTATCCTCTATCTGAATATGGCGGCAGTGGCTTCCCTGTTCAACAGCCGGAACATGAACGCCACCGCTAACCGCTCCAACTGGTCAACCATCATGTCCTACTTAAAATCCCACTCCTCGTACCTTGGCTTGAAACAGGACAGGTTCACCATTCTCCAGCCCGGCGGATTACCGGACTACATGATAGAAGTAATCAATGGTGAGCAGGTCAGGAAAGTCAAGGTAAACCGCCCCAAAGCGTTGTGCTTTGATTACCTGCAATTAAAGGATGCCTTCGGACTGGATCTTGAAACGGAAATTGTGTCTGACAGTCTGGACTTGTCGGAAGACAATCTTTCCGATTCAACCCCTTCCGATACCACACCTCCCATTCAGGAGGATTTACCATTCTAAATGATGAAATAATGAAGAACGAAGGACTTGACAAATTAAAAAACGAAGCGGTGAACGCTTTGGTGCGTTGGGGTAAAATCGGACTGGGTTTATATTCCATGCGCGATGCAGTCAATGCCTACATGAAGGCTTGCGGTGCTGACAAAATCCCCTTTGACGGTATAAACGGCATCAGAGAAAAAAGAAAAATAGTATCGGACGGTTTGCTAATCCATTGCATTGCACCTTTATCCAGAGAACAGTTATACAAAGTAAAGATGGAATTGAATCAAATTTCCAATTCCATCACCACTCATATAAAGCCACGATTCAAAAGGTAATATGAAAGAGGTATTATTGGCACCTAAATGCCATATAGTATTACACTGTTGATTCTGAATAAATTATTCTCTGAAAGAAAAATGGACTACGGGCAACGTTTGTTTATAGATTACGCATGTTCATAAATTCGTGAACACAATGAAATAATGAACGCAAAATTTGGCAAAGCAAAGAATGTTCACTAAATTTGCAGTGTTTATCAATTTATGAACATTATATGAACAATGAACGATACAACAATGAGAACAGATTATTTGGAATTGTTTCATGAAGCCATCAACAATTTGAGGGCGACAACAAGGAATGACTGTATTGTCATTTGTGACGAATTGGACCAAACTATTAGCATTAATAGCTTGAAGTTTTATTGTGACATAAAGAAAACCATAAGCAACGCCAACATCTTTTCAGTCGTTGACGGAATCAGAAGTAAAAGTAGCGATAGGAATATGCCTATGGTTTTGATTACTGATAAAATCTATCCCAAATTAGCCAATACGCTTTCGGACAATCAAATCAATTGGATAGACAAAGTAGGAAATTGTGATATCAGACATAAGAGTCTAATCATTAAGATTGCCGGCCAAAAAGACAACACCCCCATTAAACCAAGTTCTACTTCAAAAATAAGTGAGACAAACATCAAGCTCATCTTATTCTTCTTGCAAAATCCTGAAAGCGTCAATTGGGCTTATCGTGAGATTCAAGAGAAAGTCGGGCTGTCTTTGGGCACTATCACGAAAGCTTTTGATTTGTTGAAAGCGAAACAGTACTTGGTGCAAACTGAAAAAGGCAGAAAGATTTCGATGCGCGAAGAACTTGTCGAATGGTGGCAACAGCAATACAATGAATTTTTGAAACCTAAATTACTCATCAATCGGATGACCTTCCGCAGTCCGGAGCATAGAAGAAAATGGAAAGAAATGCTTCTTCCCGAAGGTATGTATTGGGGAGGTGATTGTGGAGCCAACTTAGTAGATGGTTACTTAATCCCCGGTGAATTTGAAATTTATTCAGATGTAGCAAGTTCGTTGCTTCTTCGTACCGGTGCGGTAATGCCTGCCCCAAATGGGGAAATACGCATCTACAAGAAATTTTGGATAGGGGAAAGCAAACTAAACCTTGCCCCAAAATTAGTCATTTACGCGGATTTAATGGGTGCTGGAGACAGCCGTTGCCATGAGGCCGCATTAAGAATAAAAGAAAATGGAATATAAAATCACACGAGATACTTTACAGAATAATTTGCTTTATGACACCCTTGAAGCATTGAGTAAAGTAATGAACGACCTGCAACTGGATGTGTATGTTGTTGGCGCACTGGCAAGAGACATTGCTATGGAAATACTTGAAATGCCGCCTTCGCGTAGAAGAACATCTGATCTTGATGTGGCTATTGCCTTGAAAGATTGGAGTCAGTTCGAGTTATTGTCGGAAAATTTATTGAAAAACAATTTTGTCAAGGGTAAACCGAAACAGCGATTTTATTATAAAGGTGTGGATGGAAAGAATGACTACGAAATAGACATTGTGCCTTTCGGAGAATTGGAGGAAGACGAAAAAGTCGCATGGCCACCTGAAGGCAATCCTGAAATGTCGGTCAAATGTTTTAGAGACGTAATGAATATAGCCGATACAGTGGTGATTGAAGACGCCATTACAATAAAGATGGCTCCTTTGTCAGGACAATTCCTCATTAAATTTGATACTTGGCTTGACAGGCACTTGCTCACAGACAAAGACGCAGCCGATATGCTTTATATAATGGACAATTTCTATTTGGCATACGTTTCGTTCAAACAACCAGTTCCTGATGAGGTGCAGGAAACAAGTGAAAGTTTTGACCTCTTGAATGGTGGTGCTCGATGGATTGCTTGTGAAATGAAAGAATTTCTTACAAAAGAACACTTGCAATTCTATACCGACCAACTACAAGCGCAAATAGAACTGGATGAAAACAGTCCACTAATCAGGTCTATGAGTAGCAAGTATTCTGCAAGCGACTCACATATGATTGTGAGAAATGCACTAATCGGAATGGTTGAAGTATTAAAGAAAGGAGAAAACAATGAAAATAGATAGCTTTTCAATAGAAGGTAAGCACAATTCAAATGAAGACAGCCTGTCAGTCCTTCAAATAATAGACGATAAGATTATCGCAGTATTGGCAGACGGTATGGGTGGCTTAACATTTGGCAAGGAGGCAGCAGATTTGATTGTAAGCACAATTACAACTTTTGTTTGTGAGCACATAAATAAAATGACTGTCAGCGATTTGTTGATTAAGGCATTAGAATTTGCAGACAAAGCCGTTTCCAAAAAGAGTTTGGAGATGCATAGTAAAATGGGCGCAGCCGTTGCTGTCGCCTTTATAGAAGATAGAGACATTCACTATACTTGGTTGGGCAATGTCAGAATTTATATTTCTGACCACGATGAAATGAAGCAATTAAGCACAGACCACACTCTGAATATCGGATATGGTAAGTACCTGCTCACAAGGTGCATTAAAGGTGCAGGTTTAAGAGATGACATTCCATACCAATGCCAGAAAGCCAATGCTGGAAGTTCCCTTTTCCTTTGTACTGACGGACTTTATAAACAAGTCAAGGTCAATCAGATGTTAGACAAAGCTCTACCCACAAATGAAGAATATGAGGATGATGCGACTTTAATAAGAATAGTTTTGTAAACTCAGAAACAAACATTGATTGTTATTAAACTCCAATCATGCAAGACGTATTACCCCCTGCTAATAGCGTTAGCAATGTTTCATTGTGCATTTCCAAATATAATATGCACCTATTTCAAAGGTGACACCGTTGACAAAGCATAAAAATCCTCATATCAACGACTTCCTATAAGAAAATTGCGTTGACAAACGTTGACAAAGGTAGTCATTATCGGAAATGCTGGAAAAATCGAAGCCAAACGTTGACAAGACATAGACTATTATTCTAAATTCTTTTTTCTAAGAAAAGAGATAAAATACTGTATAGCAATCGCTTTTGTAATGGCTATTTGGATAGATAGTATGTCAGCTCGCTTGTCAACGCTGTCAACACTCAAACATATAGGCTTCTACTTCTGCGAATGTGCATTTCTGCATAAATCGGATATATAATGCAGCCTTTTCTTCGTGTCAGTTCATACATTGGAACAATTTATCATAAATTATCCGATTATCTCCTTGATATTCCAATATTTGACGTATTGCATCCCAATCGCTTTGCTTTTACCTTTATGGCAAAAATGAATGCCATGATGGACTTGCATAAATTATTTGGAGAGATTATCCCGGAACAAATCTATTCGGTGAGTGAGGCAGCACGCTATTTTGGCGTACACCGATGTACAATATACGCTTATATCAGTCACCCTGAGAAGCCATTATCATTTACGCGGTTTCCCAATCAAGCGAAACTCCTATTCCAAGGAAGGGATTTGATAGCCTATAAAGCCAATGGACTTCCCAAAAGAGGGCGCAAACGGAAAAATGATATTCCATGATGCCGTTTGCATACCTCTTAGTTAAGTTCATTGTTGGGAAATTGGAGCGAGGCGTTACTGCTTCCGATAAGCCCCAACAAATCATAGACAAGCAGCCAGACTTCGACACGGATATTATCCATGTCGGCCACGGCTTGCTGATAACAGGATGGTGAAACAGCACCAGACAGTATCATCCATTCAACAGCACAAGTCTCCGGGTCTATTGCATCTGCAAATGATATAATCTCACTGACAAGGTTTTCCACCTTACCATATTCCATTTCAACGGTGAAACAAAAGGGTACGCCACTAAATGTTTTCCTTCGGAACTCAACTATCCAAATACCATCCTGCTCTTTGTGGAACACACGCCAGCCATTTCTGACAGCTATATCAAACAAATTCCTATATTCCATAGCACATAGATAATGTCAGCCGTAGCATTTGTTGCCACGGCTGACGGATTAATACTCAATCCTCAAACCTTGCAAGGAAACGCTGTAATCGGTTGTCTTGAAGTTTCTTTAATGGGGTCGGTTGAAAGTCTTGTTGCTGTCTGACTTGCAACTTGCCATACCCCTGTTTGGTCAAGTCAAGCTCCACTTCCGAAAGCTCGTTCAGCGAGATATAGCCATACTCGTCCTCCATCAGTCCGATGACTATGCCAAAAAGGATGGTATCATTCCCTTCTGCTTCTCCTTCAAGGATGAACCATCGGGCAGAGCCGAGAATAAACACTGCACGGCAAACCGCTTCTTTTCCCTTGCCGTTCTGGGAGTAAAGCGGAAAACCTTTCAAGGCTTCCGCTAATTGGGGTGTCATTAACCTGCACATATCAATCAAATTTTATTTCGTCCTCATATATTTCTATCTCTGCACCACTGCTGAACTGCACGATAAAACCTCTTGCTGTCTTGGCTACTATTGTGCCACGGTGATAGCCACGCCACGGTGTATTAAGCTCACATTGCCGTCCGTATTCGGGAAAATCATATTCGTTATTCATGATACTTTTGTTTTAGGGTTGATAATTCGGGTCAAATATGAGATTGCTTTCAATCAGATGACGGTACGCTTCCGAGGCGAGCCGTGATGCCCACTCGTTACGCTCGTCATAGAACCCTTTTTGATAGTTGTATGCCAACTGTCGCATGAAACCCATGAACACCTTGAACATCTGCTGCTGGAGATAACGGTGCGCTCTGGTAAGCTCCTTGCCGGTTTTCTCTGCGGAACACATCCGTCCATTGACGAAGTTTGTAAACTCTTTGGCAAAAGCCTTATCTTGTTCGGAGATAACCTCTCCTGAAAATTCCTGATAGTCCATAATCTATAGTTTTAGAAAGTTGCCTGATGGTAGATTTGCGGCTCTGCCGATACATTATAAACATAGCTGCCACAACGCACTAATAGACATTTATAGCCGTAATACAGCCTTTTCATGCCTCTTACGCTTCCAGTCTTGTGAAAGTTGGAAAAGCGGCTGATACCCACTCTCTTCCCTTGTTCGATAGTCATTCTTTTTACTCGCATAATCCTTCGTTTTTAGAGTTCCAATTCTTTTCCCTTTTGTGAAGCTCTTTTTGAGCTTCTTGGTCGGGAGAACCGTTTTTCGTGCGTTTCCTACACTACGGACAAAAGGGGGATAAGGCAAGTATGAGGTCAGAGAGCGCGGACGGAATACCCAAATTTTGGAGATACGAGAAAATTTGCGGAAGGCTGCCGGCAAGCCCTCCGACCGAAAAAGACAATGGTACTTGATGTTCCTCCTGTCCGTAGTAACTTTGCACGTAATATGGTATCGAGCAAGAAGCACCAATAATCCTCACTATTAGGGCTGTCTCTTATACACATCTCCGAGCCCACGAGACATGCGCAGATCTC